CCAGATAAAAATGGCAGGTTCTTGGTATCTTGGATACCTGAAATATCAATGCGTAATAATTTTATAAATAAAAATGGAACACGTTATCCTCAAAACGAACACGTTGGTGCTTTTGGATGTGACCCTTACGATATTTCGGGTGCTACTTTTGGCGGTTCGAATGGCTCTCTTCATGGTCTCACTAAGTTTAATATGGCGAATGCTCCATCAAATGCGTTCTTCCTAGAGTATATTGCTCGTCCACAGACAGCAGAGATATTCTTTGAAGAGGTGCTGATGGCTTGCGTATTTTATGGTATGCCAATACTTGCTGAGAATAATAAAGCTCGTTTGCTGTACCACTTTAAGAACAGAGGCTATAGGGGATTCTCAATGAATAGACCCGATAAGCATAAGGCTAAGTTGTCGTTTACTGAACTTGAGATTGGTGGCATACCATCATCGAGTGAGGATATGAAACAGGCTCATGCAGCTGGTATTGGTACATACATTGAAAAGTATGTAGGGTATGACCTTGAGGCAACATATAGGAATCCTGACGAGATTGGCGATATGCCATTCACGAGAACACTTCAAGATTGGTCAAAATTTAATGTAAATGATAGAACAAAGTATGATGCTTCTATTAGTTCTGGATTAGCTATTATGGCTAACCAAAAACATATTTACTTACCTGAGAAAAAAGAGTCAAAAATTAGCATTAAATTTGCAAGATACGATAACAGCGGTTCAGCGAGTAGACTGAAAAATATATGAACGACCCTTTAATAATGATTAATCCATCCAACTTTCCAACACAGTTGGCTACTGATGCAGAAAAAGCATCACAAGAGTTTGGATTAAAAGTAGGACAAAGTATTATGTGGGAATGGTTTGCCAAGACAGGTAATAACTGTCGCTACTATTCTCAATGGATTGATTTTCATCGAATCAGGCTATATGCTCGTGGTGAACAGCCAATAGCAAAATACAAAGAACAATTTCAAGTAGATGGTGATATGTCACATATCAACCTAGATTGGACACCTGTACCTATCATTCCTAAGTTTGTTGATATCGTTGTTAACGGAATGAATGATCGCCTTTTTGAAGTTAAGACATATGCACAAGATTCAATGTCTATGGAGAAAAGAACTCAGTTTCAGGAAATGGTGGAAGCTGATATGGTAGCAAAAGAATTTTTATTACAAACTCAAAAAGAATTTGGAATTGATGCTTTTAATGTACCACCTCAAGATTTACCTGAAAACGACCAAGAGTTAAATTTATTTATGCAGCTTAGATATAAGCCTGCGATAGAGATTGCTGAAGAAGAAGCAATCAACACTATATTAGATGTTAATCATTATTCAGATGTACGGAAAAGAGTTGATTACGATATTACTACTATTGGTATTGGTATGGTTAAACATTCTTTTGTTCCAGGAACAGGAGTCAGAGTAGAGTATGTTGACCCTGCTAATATGGTATATAGTTACACGGAGTCTCCAACTTTTGACGATTGTTTCTATTTTGGTGAAGTTAAGCAAGTACCGATTACTGAACTTATTAAAATCAAGCCAAATATTACTAATGAAGAACTGGCAGAAATTCAACAGCTTGGTACAGCTTGGTATAATTACTATGGCGTACTTCGTCCTTATCGTAGTGATTTATTTAATCGCGATGTTGTTACGCTTATGTATTTCAACTATAAGACTGACAAAACGTATGTTTACAAAAAGAAGTACACAGATAACGGAGGATCAAGAGTAATAGAAAAAGACGAAAGCTTTCAGGTTCCAGAAGGAATGGAAGAGCGTTTTGAGCGAATAGAAAAACGTATTGATGTTTGGTATGAAGGTGTAATGGTTATGGGTTCCCCTTATCTATTGAAATGGGAACTTGCTAAAAACATGGTTCGCCCTAAATCATCATCTCAATACGCATTGCCTCAGTATATTGCTGTAGCACCTCGTATGTACAAAGGAGTTATCGAGTCATTGACTCGTAGAATGATCCCTTTTGCCGACTTAATACAACTTACCCACTTAAAGCTACAACAAGTATTACAACGTGTTGTGCCTGATGGTGTGTACATTGATGCTGATGGTATCAATGAGGTAGACTTGGGAACAGGTGCTGCCTACAATCCAGAGGATGCATTACGTTTATATTTTCAGACAGGTAGTGTTATTGGTAGAAGCTCAACAGTTGATGGAGATTTCAACAATGGCAGAATACCAATTCAAGAACTTAATACAAATAGCGGCCAAGGAAAAATTACTGCATTAATTAATGCATACAATCAGTACCTATCAATGATCAGGGATGTTACCGGGTTAAATGAAGCTAGAGATGCATCAACTCCAAACCCTGATGCATTGGTAGGTGTACAAAAACTTGCAGCACTTAATTCAAATACAGCAACTCGTCATATCTTAGAAGGTAGCTTGTTTATTACGAAGCGTTTATCTGAGGCTTTATCTTGCCGTATTGCTGATATATTAGAATACTCTGATTTCAAAGAAGAGTTTACTATGCAAATTGGTAAATACGCTGTTGGAGTTTTAGATGAAATAAAGCATTTATATCTACATGATTTTGGTGTATTTATTGAGGTTGCTCCAGACGAAGAACAAAAGGCTCAATTAGAAGCTAATATTCAAATGGCATTACAGCGTGATCAAATTACACTAGAAGATGCTATTGATATTCGTCAGATGAAGAATCTTAAACTTGCTAACGAGCTTCTTAAATTAAAGCGTAAGAGAAAGCAACAAGAAGACATGAAGAATGAGCAAGCAAAAATTCAAATGCAAACTCAAGGCAATATTCAGTCATCTCAAGCATCGGCTCAATCTGCACTACAAAAGGTTCAAGCAGAGTCACAAGCTAAAGCACAATTGGCTCAAGCTCAAATGGAGTTTGATATCCAGCGTATGCAGGCTGAGGCTCAGATTAAAGAGCAATTAATGCAAGTTGAATTTTCTTATAATATGCAACTGAAGGGGATGGAGGTAGACCAAATAAAGCAGTTGGATATGGACAAAGAAAAAGCTAAGGATAATAGAACTAAATTGCAAGCAACACAGCAGTCTAAGTTAATTGAGCAACGCCAAAAAGACTTACCTGCTATGACTTTCGAGTCTGAAGAAGATTCATTAGATGGCTTTGATTTAGAGCAGTTTAATCCAAGATAAAATTTATTACTACTTTTGTGCAAATTAAATTAAATAATAATGGAAAATTTTCAAGTAAAATTGGTTGACTTTGAAGAAAAGTCTATCCAAGAAGTAGAAGAAAGTCTACTTAGAGTACATGAGGAAAAAACAGGAATCGAACAATTCGAGACCTCTGAAGAAGTTAAAATAGATCTCTCTGCTGAACCCGACACAGCATTGAATCAAAATGAAGAAGGGCAACCTTCTTCACCTGCATCGCAATTTGGCGATGAAGACGTTCTTTCATATTTGAAAAGCAAGTATAATAGAGAGGCTAACTCTTTGGATGATTTGTTTACACCTGTTGATACTCAGAAGGAATTACTTCCGGATGACGTTGAAGCGTTTTATCGTTTCAAAAAAGAAACAGGTCGTGGACTAGAAGACTTCTATCGTGTTAACCAGGATTTTTCATCTGAAAAACCTGAGCGTTTATTGGCTACTTACATGAAGGAAATAAATCCAGAAATGGATGATGATGATATCCAATATGAAATGAGCGAACTATATTCTTATGATGAGGATTTAGATGATGACCGCGACATTAAAAAGAAAAAACTTGCATTTAAAAAAGAACTTACTAAGGCAACAAAGTATTTCGAGGAACGAAAAGAAAAGTACAGAGCACCACTCGAGTCGATTGGTACATCATCTGTCTCTTCAGAGGACCAAGAGGCTTTGAAATCTTATAAGGAATATATGAGTACCGCTTCTGCCCAACAGCAAGAGCAATCAAAGAAATCTGAATTCTTTGTGCAAAAGACTAATGAATTGTTCTCTAATGAATTTGAAGGTTTCAAGTTCGGTATTGGAGATAAGGATCTGTCTTGGAAGCCATCGAATGCTGAGGACTTAAAAAACAAACAAATGGATATCTCCAAATTCTTTGGCAATTTTGTCGATGACAATGGATATATCAAGGATGCTAAAGCGTATCATAAGACAATCGCTGTAGCCATGAACCCCGATTCTTTTGCAAAATTCTTTTACGAACAAGGTAAATCTGATGCAATTGATCAATCTGCTAAACAAAGCAAGAATATTGACATGGGATCTGTTCGTACAACAGGACAGCCAATTGATAAGGGAGGTTTTAAGGTAACAGCTTTGGATTCGGATCACGGCAATAGACTCCGAATTAAATAATTTTAAAACAAAAAACTAATTTTTAAAAAATGGCTGGATCAGTTCAAGCTACCCCGGGTTTTCAATTACAACCCTCAGCGGTAAAGGCAACATTGCCTACAAACTACATTACCAACTTCGACTTCATGAATCAGTATCTTCCAGATACTTATGAGAAAGAATTCGAGCGTTATGGTAATCGCTCTATTGCATCTTTCTTACGTTTAGTAGGAGCAGAGATGCCGTCTAACTCTGACTTAATTAAGTGGGCAGAGCAAGGACGTTTACACACAAAGTACGTTAACGTAACAACTACTGCAGTTGCAGGTGCTGACACAGCTACTTGGACTGTTAATGATGCTAACGTATCAGTTAACTTCCGTGTTAACCAAACTGTATTCTTGTCAGCTAACGCTGGTTCTGCTTCTGATAAAGCAATCATTACTGCAGTTGACTCTGCTAATGATACATTTACTGTAGCTTACTACGCAGGTGGTGGACAAACTATTGCTGCTTCTGCTGTATCTACTGCTTTCGTTTACGGTTCAGAATACACTAAAGGATCTACTGGAATGGTTGGTTCATTAGAAGCACAAGATATCTTCTTCGAGAACAAGCCTATCATCATCAAGGACAAGTACACAGTATCTGGTTCTGACATGGCTCAAATCGGATGGGTTGAAGTAACTTCTGAGAATGGTGCTACTGGATACTTATGGTACATCAAATCTGAGCACGAGACTCGTTTACGTTTCGAAGATTACTTAGAGATGTCAATGGTTGAAGGTGTTCCTGCTGAGGCTAGTTCAGGTGCTTTGGCTTACTTAACAGTTGCTGCTTCAAACGTACAACCTGGTGCTGCTGGTACTGAAGGTTTATTTGATGCTGTTGCAACTCGTGGTAACGTATGGGCAGGTGGTAACCCTACTACATTGTCAGACTTCGATTCAATCATCCAACGTCTAGACAAGCAAGGTGCTATCCAAGAGAACGTAATTTTCTTGAATCGTCAATTCTCATTCGATATCGATGATATGTTGGCTTCTCAGAACTCTTACGGTACTAACGGTACTTCTTACGGTTTGTTTAACAACGATGAGAACATGGCTTTGAACTTAGGTTTCAAAGGCTTCAAGCGTGGTTATGACTTCTACAAGACTGACTGGAAATACTTGAACGATGCTACTCTTCGTGGTGGAATCGTAGGTGGAGCTATCAACGGTATCTTGGTACCTGCTGGTTCTACTTCAGTATACGATCAAATCTTAGGCAAAAACGCTAAGCGTCCGTTCTTACACGTTCGTTACCGTGCTTCTGAGACTGAAGATCGCCGCTACAAGACTTGGATCACAGGTTCTGCCGGTGGTGCTCAAACTAGCGATCTAGATGCAATGGAGGTTAACTTCTTATCTGAGCGTGCTTTATGTACACTTGGTGCGAATAACTTCTTCTTGTTCGAAGCTTAGTAAAATATTGGGGAGGAGCAATCCTCCCCTTATTTCTTTTTTAAAAATTTAAATTTAAATCAAATGTCAAAATTAGTACTCGAGGACAAAGTCTATGTCCTAAAAAGAAAAATATTTCCAATGTCGTTAATGTTGAATTCGAGAAACACAGCTCGTAAGCCATTATTATATTTCGATGAGGAAACAGGACAGAATCGTCCATTGCGTTATGCACGTAATCAGAAATCACCATTTGAAGATGAGCAAGATGGCCACGCTATCTTAGAGCCAATTATCTTTGAAGATGGTGTACTAACTGTACCAAAAAATAATCAAGTATTACAAAAATTCTTAACATACCATCCAGATAATGGTTCTATATTCCAAGAGTTGGATACTAGAAAAGATGCAACTGAGCAAATCGATTGGATGATGGTTCAATTAGAAGCACAGAATATTGCTATTAATTTGGATATTGCAACTCGTGAGGCCATTGGTCGCATTGTATTAGGTTCTCGTGTTGATCGTTTATCAAGCGAAGAATTGAAGCGTGATGTATTAATGTACGCACGTAACAATCCAGACGAGTTCTTGCAAATGACTAATGATCCTGAGTTACGTTTACAAAACATTGCAGCTAAAGCATTACAAGACAACTTGTTTATGCTAAAGAACAATAAACGTGATATCTACTTTAATTTGCCAGACAATAAAAAGAAATTAATGGGTGTTCCTTTCGGTGAGGATCCTGTTAAATTGTTAACTTCTTATCTTCAAAGCGATGATGGGATTGAGTTATACAAAGTTCTCGACAAGAGATACACCAAATAATAAGAGGGAGGACAAAAGTCCTCCTTTTTTTATATCTTTGTCATCATGATAAATTCTGTTCGCAACACCGTGATGTCCATTCTTAACAAGGATAATAATGGATATATAACTCCTGAAGAATTCAACTCGTTTGCAAAGCAAGCTCAGTTAGAAATCTTTACGCAATACTTTTTTGATTTTAAAAACTCAAAAGTATCAGATTATAAGGGTGAGTATACATCAGGTTACTCTGATATAACAAAGCAAATAGATCAGACTATTGACTATTTCTCAGAAAATGTTCCTTTAGTATACGATACTCCTTCTCAAAAATTTATAATGCCAGAAGGATGGTTTTTATTAAATGCTTTATATTACAATCAAAAACAAATTGAGCACGCTGATCAATTAAAGGTGTATAATTTGTTACAATCAAACTTAACTGCACCTAATGAATTGTACCCTGCATATGTTATGCAAGGTAATGAGATGACAGTATATCCATTGACAATTACTAGTGGAGTTGAAACATATTATGTACGGTATCCATACGACCCTAAGTGGACGTATACGATGGTGAATGGTAGCCCTTTATTTAATCAAAGTGCTAACGACTATCAAGATTTTGAATTAACATTATCTGATTTTCCAAAATTAGTTATTAAGATTTGCGAATATGCCGGTACAAGTATTAGAGAGCAAGATGTAGTATCTGCTGCTAAACAACAAGAAGTTTACATGGATCAAAGAGCACAATAATGACTCAAGAAGAATATTACACCAATAACGGGACAAACCCACAAGATGCCAATTGGGGCAACTATCAAAATGTTACATTAAAAGAAGTTGTTAATAACTTCCAATTAATGTACATGGATGATGGCGATTTGTTGAATAACATCAATCGTTACAAAATCTTATTTCATGCAAAGCGTGGATTGCAGGAATTGCAGTATGATGGCAATCGTGTTGTTAATGTTTTGCAATTGGAAGTTGGCAATGACTTAAAATTTGTATTGCCTTCGGACTATGTTAACTGGGTTCGTATATCATTGTTCTGCGGAGGCGTATTATACCCTATGCATGAAAACTTGCAAGCTAACTCTGCTGTAGAATACTTGCAAGATCAGTATTATAATATTTTATTTGATGAAGATGGCAATGCATTAATTGGTACATCTAAATTAGACGAGTCTCGTTTGATTGGATTGAACCAATGTTATTGCGAACAGAACGACCAATGGGGTTGGTATTTGGATGGATTGTGGTATTTTAACTATCCAGGTGGTCAATACTACGGATTAAACACAGAGGCCGCTACAGCCAACCCCACGTTTACTATCAATAAAACAGAAGGTGTTATTAATTTCAGCACAGGCGTTCATCGTCAATCTGTTGTATTAGAGTATATCTCTGATGGGTTATATGGACTTACTGATGATAAGATACCGGTACCAAAGTTAGCTGAGGAGTATTTATACTCATATATCAAATGGGCTATCTTAAACACAAAAGCTAATCAGCCAGAGTACATTATTAACAGAGCTCGTAAAGAGAAAACCTCCAATTGGAGAAACGCTAAAATCAGATTAAGTAATTTACATCCTGGTCGCTTGTTAATGAACATGAGAGGCCAATCTAAGTGGATAAAATAAAATGGCAGAATTACAAAGAAACTTCCTAAAGGGGGTAATGAACAAGGATTTAGATCCTCATTTTCTCCCTGATGGTCAATATCGTGATGCACTAAATATTATTGTTTCCGATTCAGATGCTACGTTTAGTACTTTTGAAGGAGAGCATAATGGTTCTGTACAGAACTATTTAGGCAACACGCTTATGAATACTTCTTTGGGATTAACAAATGCCAAGTGTATTGGTGCTTTATCTTATGGTGCATCCAACTTAATTTATTGGTTAGTTACAGCAGATAATGCTGATGCTATTTACGAGTACAATGAGTCTCTTGATTTAACGACAATTGTATTAAAGTTTCCGAAGGCTCCGGGTGGTACAACATTACTTAACTTTAATGAGAAATTTTTAGTAACAGGGATTAACTACATTAATGGTTTATTATTTTGGACTGATAATTATAATCCTCCAAGAAAGATAAACATTGAGAGATGTAAGAACTTTGCAGTTAATAATTTTACTACTGTAACAGAAGCAGATATTAATGTTATTGTTCAGCCTCCTCTTTCATCACCTACAATATCTTTCCCTTCTCTTGTTAATCCAAATCCGAATAACTTAGAAAATAAGTTTTTATATTTTTCATATAGATATAAGTATGTTGATGATGAATATAGTTCGTTGTCTCCATTTTCTCCTGTAGCATTTTTTCCTAAGCCTTTTGAATACGATTATGGTGTATCTGAAAATATATCCATGGTTAATAGCAAGAATGCTGTAGATATTAAATACAATACTGGAGGACCAAATGTTAAAGAAGTTCAATTAATATTTATTGATACATTAAGCACAAACGCATATGTAATTGATAATATAAATAAGGAGGCTAGTCAATTTGGTAATAATCAAATTAAAACTTTCAGGTTCCAAAATAACAAAGTATATACAGTTTTACCTGCTGATCAAATAAATAGACTATTTGATAATGTTCCGTTAAAAGCAAGGTCACAAGAATTAATTGGAAGTCGTTTAGTGTACGGTAACTATACTCAATTCTTTAACTTAATTGATTATACAGGAACCCCTATTAATCCTAATTTTTCAGTATCTCTTGAAACAAGTGAAATTACAGATAACTTGCCTCATGCAACATTTAAAAGCAATAGAGATTATGAGGTTGGTATAGTTTATTTGGATGACTATGGTCGTTCTACTACTGTAATAGTTCCAACTGCTAATACTAATACATTATTTATTCCATCTGATAAAGCAAATTATTCAAACGACATAAAGATTACTATTGATGAATCTTATGCACCACCTGAATTTGCTACATATTATCGTTTTGTTTTAAAGCAAAATAAGCAACAATATTATAATATATTCCCGTTGACTTATTTTCAAGATGGTCAGTTTAAGTGGTTCTTAATAAACCAAGCAGATGTTGATAAAATATCTGTTGGATCATATTTATATTTAAAGAATGTTGGTTCCGATAGTAGCACTCAAATAAAGGTATTAGATATAGAATCTAAGTCTGCTAATTTTTTAAATACAAATAACCAAGGTCAACCAGCTGGTGTTTATTTTAGAGTAAAAATAAATTCATCTGCATTGCCAAATGTATATGTTTACAATAGATATAATTTTGGTTCTGCTGCGGTGTCATATCAGCCAGTATCTAATAAATTCAATGTAGCCGAAAAAGCTATTTTTTATGGAGTAGGAACAGCTTCTAATTTAGAGGTTACTGATGGTAATATTTATTCAGGAGATAATGACTCGAGATTCTATATAGAAATAGAGTCTGTAGGTGTTACTAATAAATATCGAGTTTATGTTATTGAAAATGGAAGACCAAAAACTCAAATACTTGACAATCAAACAATTAATGTTGGTACTGATGTAACTATTAATTACACAGCTCCTAGCACAACAAATCCTTACTCTTTTAAATTCAGATTTACATCTGTATTAAATTTAAATGTAGGAGACTATTGGGTTGTAAATTGTAGAAATGGTGTAGTTGTTGCAAATGCAAGTTATAATATATTTGGAGGATTTAATTACTCTATATCAAATAGTGTCCCTGCAACTTTATTAATGAATACAGATTGGAATATAGATGGTGCATATATAGGAGATAGGCCAATAAAACCAGGAGCTGTTTTATCATTTAAAATAAAAGAGCCAGAAAATGGAAATATTGATACTGTTCAAACATTTATATCTACAAAAGAATATGTAAATATAGAGGAGTGGTTTATTGAAGATGGTGTATATTTAAAATGGAACCAATTCTATCAAACAACAAATGTGTTTGCTGCACCTGTTAATTTTAGAAGAGGTCATAATCTATCTATTGTTCCCGGAACTAGCGGTAATACTACTATATATACGGTATCACAAGGTGGATCTATTTCTGCTTTCTCTCTTAGCTATCCTATATATATGTATATAAATGGATACAGAAATAGTGGAACATCTACTATATCAATAACTTTTAATTTATCACAACAAGAAGAACCGACATTATTTGAAACGGTTCCTACCGATACAAACCAAGATATCTATTACGAATTAACTAATACATATCCTATTATAAATAATAGCCATCAGACAAATGGAACTAATCAAGTATTAGGTTCGGTTGATGGAATCGCATATCTTAAAAAAGAAGATAGCGTGGCTTACCCTAACTATGACTTTAATGCTTTTGCTTGGAGTAATGGTGTAGAAAGCTTTAGGATTAGAGATGACTTTAATGCAACTACAATGCAGTTTAGTCCACGTGCTAACTCAACTGTTGAAGGATATGCAGAGCAAACACTTGTTCAGGCGTTGACATATAGTGGTGTGTACCAACAAACTACAGCCATTAACAGACTTAATGAGTTTAACTTATCACTTGGTAATTTTGTCTATTTGGATTTGTTCTTTGGTTCAATTCAAAAGCTACATTCTCGTGACACAGATTTAGTCGTATTTCAGCAGGATAAGATATCAAAGGTTCTTTATGGTAAGAACTTAATTAGCGACTCTGTTGGTGGTGGAACGATTGCTTCTATTCCAGAAGTACTTGGAACACAAATTTCATATACAGGAGAATATGGTATTAGTAACAACCCTGAAAGCTTTGCTATTTGGGGTAATAACTTATACTTCACAGATACTAGACGTGGGTCTGTATTGCAGTTAACTGAAGCTGGTTTATTTGAGATATCATCAAATGGTATGAAGAACTGGTTTAAGGCACACTTAGATCCATCGACTCAAAAAATTGGAATGTTTGACCCATACTTTGAGCATTATGTTTTGGCAAGCAATGAGGATGCTATAGAATATTGTATATTCGATGTATCTGAAGATGCTGTTAGTTTTGGTTCTGGTTCTATAGCTAATCAATATGCATTCCGTATACAATCTAATAGTGAATGGTATATTAGTGTTCCAACAAACAATTGGCTAACCATAAATACTTTGTATGGAAATGGTGACTCGCTTATATATTTTAGTGCTTTAGCTAATAGTGGTGCACAAAGAAGTGTTACCATTTCAGTACAAGGATGTTCGGTTGATCCGCATGATGTTATTTTTACGCAAGCTAGTTTAATACCTACTACTACGATTGCACCAACGACTACGATTCCTCCAACTACAACAACTATAGCACCAACTACTACATTACAGCCTGTTTGGTATAGAACGACAGCTTGTGTAGATGGATCAACCGTTTTCACAACTCAGCGAACAATAGGGACATTTGCGATTAATGATAGATTGACATTTGGTGGAGCTTTCTTTGTAGTTCAAGAGGAATTAACTACTCTTCCTGGTGGTCCATTAATTGCCATGACAGGTACTGGTTTAACAGGATGTCCTGCGACAACTACTACTATTGCTCCTACTACTACATTGCCTCCGGTAACATTTACGTATACTACGTCATGTGCTGGTGGAGCAGGGACAGGGGTAATTACAATTACAAGCATTACAGGAGGAACAGGAACTGGCTATCAGTACAGCATCCAGCCTACGCCAGGTATTTGGTATGATTACCCTGCTACAAATCAATTGACAGGGTTAGCAAACAATACATATAATGTGGCAGTTAGAGATAGTTTAGGTAACGGATCAAGTATCACAGGAATAGTGATAAATTGTGGTTCTCCAACTACAACAGTTGCACCAACTACAACAGTTGCACCTACAACTACATTGCAACCAGTATGGTACAGAACAACTGCCTGCGTAGATGGGTCTACAGTCTTTACTACACAAAGAACAATCGGATCGTTTGCTATTAATGATAGACTAACATTCGGTGGAGCATTCTTTGTGGTTCAGCAAGAGTTATACTCAAATCCAGGTGGATCATTAGTAGCTATGGTAGGAACTGGACTAAGTGGATGCCCTGCAACAACAACGGCACCAACTACCCCTGCCCCTACTACTACATTGGCTCCAATTAACTTTAGCTACAGTACCTCATGTGCAGGTGGAGCTGGTACAGGAGTGATTACAATCACAGGTATATCAGGTGGTACAGGAACGGGATATCAATATAGTATTCAGCCTACACCGGGTATTTGGTATGATTATCCTGCAAGCAATCAGTTGACTGGATTAGCAAATGGAACATATACCGTAGCCGTACGTGATAGCTTGGGCAATGGAACTAGTACGCCAGGTATATCAATATCTTGCGTTGATCCAACGACTACTTTAGCACCCACAACTACTGTAGCACCGACAACTACTGTACCACCAACAACTACAACTATAACACCGACAACTACTGTACCACCAGCCACTTGTCGTATATATAGATTTATTGATGATACAGGAACAGGTGGAAATGTGATATATACACCATGTGGGACTAATACAGAAATAGTGGTATACGTAGATCCATTTACATCGCCAGCATATTGTGTTTTAGATGGAACTTTCCCATTCTCTCCTGATGGAATAATTATAGATGGGCCGCTTGCTAATTGTACTTAAATAAAATAAAATAATGAGGGAATTAAGGTATGTATGTGCTCAACCTGCTAACACGTTTTATGTATGGCAGGTTGAGACAATAATTAATAATTTTACAAAGAATGGAATAAGCCCTAGCAGTATTGATATATTATTGTCAATTAATGATAATGTTATTCCTGAGGATTGGATTAAGTTAAAGAATTATTATAGTGGCGTAAATTTTTATTTCTATAATGATACAAGGGATGATAAGTCATATCTACCTGGTGTTTATTTTTTCTTACTAAAAAGGTATTCAGAAACTAATGACTTGTCAGATAAGGTATTATTCTTGCATGACAGCGACATAGTATTCACTAGGAGAGTAGATTTCTCTCAAATGCTTAATGATAACATTTGGTATTTAAGCGACACAAATAGCTACATAAACTACGACTACATTCAGCAGAAAGGTAACCATGTTTACGAGAGTATGTGTGACATAGTTGGCATCAATAAACTGATACCAAAACTAATGAATTCTAATTCAGGTGGAGCTCAGTATATAGTTAAAAATACTACTCCTGATTTTTGGGACAAAGTAGAAAAGGACTCTCTTAAGCTATACAACCATTTCTGTGCTACCGAGCATTTACATATACAAAAGAATGACCACGACTATCCAATACAAAAATGGACAGCAGGTATGTGGGCTGTGTTATGGAACGCTTGGTTGTTTGGTCATGAAACTAAGGTAGATAAAAGATTAGATTTTGGGTGGAGTACCAATGATATTAGTGATGTAGATAAATATTGTATCTTACATAACTCTGGCGTGCTAGATAAAAATAGCGGATTGTTCTTTAAGACAGACTACTTAAACAAGTTGCCTTACAATGACAATTTAGACATAACCAAAACAAAGGCATCTTATTATTATTGGTCAGAGGTAAAAGAAGCAGGTAAAAAATCATTTATAAATAAAAAAGAAGTAAGCGATAAGGTATCTTTTATTTGCACCACATACGGCAGGTTTAATTGTGTACGTAGAATTGTTGCACAATACCATGCACAGACTCACCCTAATAAAGAGTTAATAATATTTAACACAGATGTTGACCATCCGTATGAATTAGGGTTTAATGATCCATCAATTATTGTTGTTAATAATAATATCGATTATAAAACTCAAAAGCCATACACTAATCGTGGTGACATTTGCAGAGATGCTATTATCTATGCTTCAGGGGATTATTTTATGTTAGCAGATGATGATGATATATACCTTCCTTGGCATATGGAGCAAGCAGTAAATGGAATCATTCTAAATAACAAAGATGCTTGGAAGCCTGAGAAAAGTTTTTACGCAAACATTAATCATCTTGAGATATCTAAGAATGTAATGGAGGCATCTGTTATTGTTAAAATGGATAGGATCCGGGAGATTGGATTTAGAAATGATATCACAGGATACGAAGGATTATCTTGGTATATGCAATTAGCTTCTGAGGGCCAGCTTAATGAGCAGGATACATACTATGTTCCTTCTTATTGTTTTAATTGGTCTGATCCACAGGAAATAGGTGGACACAAGCAAAGTGGACACATAGATGATGTAAATAATTTTGATAATCATAAATTAAATTGCACAGATTATGCTACTTCACCGCTTACGCCAATTAATAAAGATGAGCTTTATGGGGAGTATTTAAAGTATTATAATTTTATTATTGAGAACAAGAGTTTATTTAATAATGATTTATTTGAAAAATATATTTCAAGTCATTTATTAAAAGATAATATGTAAATTTGTAAATATATGGCTTATACTATCACATATTCTCCCAATCAAAACGGATGGACATCGTTTCATTCTTACATTCCTGATTGGATGGTTTCAATGAATAACGCTCTTTATACATTTAAAGATGGGAATTTGTATAAGCATAATTCTAATGAAGTTAGGAATAGCTATTATGGCACGTTGTATCCATCTAAAATAAAAACGATATTTAATAATGAGCCTTATCAAACTAAGCAATTTAAAACAATTGCAACCAACTCCACTAGTGCTTGGGACACTATTGTGGCATCTGATCAGGGTGATGGGTTTATTGATGCTGATTACTACGCTTTAAAAGAAGGTGTATATTATGCATATATAAGAAGAAATCCAGATGACAATAATTTGTCTATGATTTCTGCTCAAGGTGTGGGTAATGTTACGACATACGCATCCAATGTACTTACATTTAATTTTCAAATTGGATTTATTGTTAGTGTTGGTGACGATCTATATTGGATGAACGGAAGCACTATGACATTTGCTGGAACTGTTACAGCTCATAATGCAAATACAATCACTATAAATCAAACAGGGATTGCTCCTGCTAACGGAAGTTTTATTCTTTACATTAAGAATAGCGTAGCAGAATCAAGCCCTACACGAGGAACCTACCTTGAAGTTGAGTTTACTAATAATGATACAGAGTACACAGAAATGTTCATGATAACATCTGATGTATTTAAATCATATTCTTAATATAACTATCTTTGCAAATGGAATTTAATATTAGGTTGCTAAACGACAGCGACTATGATAACACACTAGTTAAATGGTGGCGTGATTGGGATTGGACAGCACCAGGAAAAGCATCCTTGCCATTAGGTGGCACAGGTGGTTTTATGGTATCCAAAGGAGATGTAGATATTTGTGCAGGGTTTGCATATTTTACTAACTCTAATATTGCTTGGTGTGAGTTTATTATTTCCAATAAAGAGTACAAAGACAAAGATCGCAATCAAGCGATAGAATATTTGATAAATTCTTTGTCTGAGTCTTGCGAAAATGCTGGATATAAAGTTATATTTACAAGTGTTTCGCATAAGAATTTGATTGATAAATACCAGAATTGTGGCTTTATTAAGACACAAGAAGGTGCAACAGAAATGATAAAATTTTTATAATATGGCAATAGGAACAGCAGCTGCAATAGGATTAGGCATATCTGCCGCAGGTTCAGCTAGTCAAATCATACAAGGTGCTAGTGCTAAATCTAAAGCAGATGTAGCCGCATCTAATGCTGCTAATCAATTAGCACGTATACAAGAGGCTGATAGGCTTCAATCATTACAAGTACCAACTCTTGGACTTGAGTTAGCACAACAAAATATTCAAGCACGCCAAGCACAGCAACTGCAAGGATTGCAAGACATAGGAGCTGCCGGTGTTCTTGGTGGATTAACTTCCATGAATCAGCAAGGACGTGCACAAGATTTGCAATTAGCAGCACAAGCTAATGAGATGGAGGCTCAAAGAAATCAAATGGTGGCACAAAATGCACAGCAAATTGAACAGAGAAGAGCACAAAGAGAAGGTGCTTTGGCATCGGCTAGATTAGCAGGTGCACAAACAATGGCAGCTCAAGGGATGAGTAATGTTCAAGCAGGTATTGCTGGATTAGGTCAGACAGCAGGTCAATTTGCTTTGGCCGCTTATAAAAATAGACCATTATATAATACAGAAACTAATACACAAACTAACGCATCAATGGGGTCGGCTGAAGGTCAACAAGCTGCATTAAATGCACGAGCAGCATTTGCACCACAGATTGCATCTATGAGGCCAGAAGGTATTAATATAAATAATCCAACACTAAACCAATCTAGAGCAAATGTAGCCCAAGCAAATTATATGGATGGTCTTCGTGGATCACAAGGTCAATATGAGGCAAGTCAATTAGCAGGGCTTAGGGCAGCACAAGGAAATTTTGAACAACAATATCAATTTGATCCTTTTAATAATCAATACATTCAAAACGCACCCTTTTAATTAATAAAGAATGGCAGAATTTGCAGGATATATAGGTAATCAATATCCACCAACAGATTGGGGTAAGATTGGTAGCGACCTTTTAGGACAATTCGATAAAGAAGACCAAAGAAGAAAAGAGGAGAAGGAGAAGATTGATAATGATTACGCTGACTCGTTTGCTAAAATTGGACAATACGAGCAGACTACCGATCAGGATGTTAATGAGTTTATCTACAAAGGTGTGGATGAAGTTCGAAATGGAATGAAGACTCAATACGACTTACTTAAAAAGGGAGCCATTACTATGGCCGACTATAAGTTGTATAAAAATACAGCAATGTCTGATTGGTCTAATTTAAATAAAGCAGTAAAAGGTTTTGGTGGAACCATTGAGGCAAGCCAAAAACTTATTACAGAAGGAAAGATGTCGGGCCTTGGTCAATATAATTCATTAAACTTTGCTAAGTTAGGTGATTTGAAGACAGCTAAGATTATGATTAATCCACAGACTGGCAGAATATATCGTACTAATATTGATCCAAAGACAGGAAAGATTGCATCACCTGATGATGTTTATAGCCCATCTGCTATGATTAATCCTGCAAACTTAGTAGATTTAAAAGTTAATTTAGATGATCAAATTGACCCTTTCTTAAAGCGTTTAGAAAAGGTTGGTGTTGCCAAGAACTTGGGTAACGGAGTTATTGAAATCGATGAGTCAGCAAGAAACAATCCTGCATTTAAAGAAGCTTTACAAGCACAAATAAATGCTGTCACAGCAACTCCTCGTTCAACGACAAGTATATTAACAGACTATGTTGGAGACTATCAATTCTTTGAGTCTGATGCACAGAAAAGAGAGTTAGTATCCAAAGGTGTTAGCCAAGATAAATTAATTCAAGTAAAGCGAAAGAATGGTATTGCTGAACCTGTTTTGACAGATGCTCAAGAGAATGTTGCAAAAGAATTTGTTCGCAATCAAATTGAAGTAGGTGTTGGTGGAAAAGAAACAATGACTAGGCCATTTCAACCTCGTGCACCTCGTTTAGGTGGATCGGGAAGACCTGAGAAGCTAACGCAAACTGAGGAGGCAATATTAGCCGCAGGTGACTTTGCGATGAGTGTGATAGATGATGTTGCATTAAGAGGTGCAAATACGCAATATAAATTGCAAATTATAAAAGGGTTAAGAGATGCTGGATTTGCAGTTGATCGGAATTCTAAAGTAGAACTTAATAGTAATGGAGGCTTAGATATATATGATACCTCAGGAAAAAGACTTACAGCTTTAAATGCTCCAGTTGACTTTTTAAGAGTTTTAGGTAAAAAGACTACTGCACAGGCTAATTCTGACATGAACAGATATAACCAATTAAGTCAAGGGGCAATGGGTTACACTAGCACAAGAGGGCAACAAGCACCTCAACCTGCTCCTGCACCTCAACCTGCTACTGCACCAAGTGGTAATGTAAAAATAGTTCCATTAAATATGGTAAAGCAAAAGTTGGGTAAAAATGCCACTCAATCTCAAATTGATGCATATATAAAACAACTTGAATCAAGTGGTAATTTTAAAGTAGACAAAAAGTAAAATATGGCAAAACAACCTGTTAAACAGAAAGTAGCAACATTAGATGAATTACCTGCTTTTGAAACAGCTACCTTAGATGAATTACCTGATTTTGGTGAACCTGTAAAAAAAAAAGGCCAACCTCAGTTAGTAAAACCTACTACTTCGGTTTCAAGTTCTGTATCGCAACCTACGAAGCCTTCTTCGGAATTACCTGGTCAAGTGGTGTCTGGACCATCGGCATCATTCACAGCCGCACCAACTAAAAAGAAAGAAACTCCTAAGCCTGTAACTCAGAGTGAGGGTACTTTATTGCAACCAACTAAAACTAAAGAAGGATTAGATGTTGCAGGTAGATTTGACGTGTTTAAAAAAGGATGGAAGAATCTTGATACAGACATTTCAACTAATGTCAATCGTCAACGTCAATTACAGCAGACTCAAATGAAAGACTTGACTTATTCTGCTAATAAATTAGAGCAGGATAAGAATAAATTTCAACAGCGTGTTGATCAATTTGAGCAAGAATATAATGCTGATAAAACAAATCCTGAATTAATCAAAAGACAAAAGGAATTACAGAAAGAGCAAGAGAAAATAAATGCTCGGTTAGATGCATTTAAATTTCAAAAAGATGCTTTAGAAAAAAGCGATGCTGTTGTTTCTCAAACAATCAAGGATAAGAATGCTACCATTGGTGAATTAGAAAACTTTGGTAACAAACTAAGGGGAGCAGGGGCACAAGTAATTGCTATGTTTGATGCTATCCCAGCATATGCATCTAATTTAGCACTTGATTTACAATTGGCAGCTTACGGACAAACAGATGAGTTTAATAAACTTCCTGCTGCCGCAAAACAAGAAGTCCGTAACATAGTATTAGGAAATGCAAACCCTGCTTATAAGGGATCGCAAATGGCCTATGATTATTGGAATAATTTATCCGAAAAAATTCTTGAAAAAACAATCGAACAAGAAGGTGATTTGTTTGATGATATCGCAAGTTTTGCATCTAAGCCATCTGTTGAAAATGCAGGCAATGTAGTGCGTAGAGCTACATCTGGATTAGCTGAAGCTATTCCTTACATGGCACAAGGTTTAATGCCTGGAGGTTTAGTAACCATGGGTATTACTTCGGCCGCAGGAAAGAGAATGGAAGATATAGATGAGGATGGTAATGCTGGACTTGGATATGCTTTAACATCAGGTATCCATGGAACTGCGGAGGCTTTCTTTGAAGGAAAGACAAATGAAATATTAAAGAAGGCTGGTGCAAGGATAATGGGAAATCCTAAAGCTTTAAAAGAGTTAAATACAGGTTTGTGGAGAGAGATACTTAAAGACTTTAATGAAGAAGGTTTATCAGAAGGATTTACCACATTATTTCAAGATACTCAAGATAAAATAAATAAAGGGGAATCTATAGATTTAGTAAAACTTGCTCGCAAGATTGGAGAAAGTTATGTGATGGGTGGTGTTATTGGAGGAGGAATTACTGGTGCTGGTGGCACATTAAAGGGTTCATTCAATAAATTAAAAGAATCTATTGCAGGTAAAAACTTATTAACAAATGCTGTAATTACACCAGAAGATAAGAAGCGTTTAGAAGAAATTAGAGACACTACTCAAGATTTATCAACACAAAAAGCTGATGATAACGACCCTGTTGTTAATCAAGTTATTGATGAAAAGTTAAATGATCTTGAAGCAGAGTATCGTGAGATTACCACAAAGTATGATAATGTTGTTGAAGGATTAACAGAAGAACAAGCTCGTGATTTATTTAATGTCGATGATAAAATTGATGAGATAAGAACACGTGCAGAAGCTATTAAGAATGATCCTAATTTAACAGAGGATGCCAAGAAATTATTGTGGCAAAAACTTAAACAAGAATTTGAACCATTAAAACAACAAAGAGATGCCATTCAAAAGCAAGCAACAAGTGAAGTACCTGTACAGCCAGAAGCCGGAGGTAGCCTCCAAATGGCGGAAGGAGAACCCCAAGCAGAACCTCAAGTCCCTGCCGAAGAAGGTAAAGTCGAAAAAATAGGACAAGCCTTAGATTCAGATAATACATTTACCATGCGTGGCAATGAGGGTAACCTTTTTGTTGATGACAATGGATTAGTATTATTTGAGTCAGGAGATGAGATTGTTGAACTTGGTAACATTGCCGATTTAAGTGAGTCGGATCTTAAGGACTTTGGAATAGAGCCTAAAACTCCTGTGCCTATTGAGATTGGCGAGGATGGATCAATTCAAGTTGCAGGGAAGAAATATGTTAATGTTGCTGAGGCTCCTATGGATGCGATTACATTTGATCAAGATGGCAATGTTAAAGCAGTAAGATTAGAAACCGAGAATGGACAAAGTCGTTTCTTTAGAGGAAAGCGTGCTGAGTCTATTGCTTATCAATATACACTACAAAATTTTGAGAATAATGCAACAGACGAGCAAATCGACAATGCCATCAACCAGGCAACAGAAATTGCAACAACTGAAGGACCAGTTGAGCAAGTTACAGCCGAAGGACCAATTGAGGTTGTTGAGCCTACCGAAGAAGTCGTAGTAGAAGAAGGAAAACAAAAATCACCTCCATCGGCTAAGAAAATTTTAGGTATTAAGCCTAAAAAAGTTACAGTAGATGAGATGGCATCTTTAAAGGGCCAATTAAGACTTCAAGCTAAAGCTGCTAAGACTGCTTACGACTTTGCTGAATCAGCAAGAAAGTTAGTGGCAACCTACATTAAAAATAATGTACAAGGTGCTCTATCCCCTGCCGATCAAAAAGCTATCTTCCGTGCTATGGAGGGTAAGCTTGATACGCCTGAGAACAAGAAGAAGATGATCGATAAGATTACTGGAATCTTGCAAAAGTCTGAGGGCAAGATTGCAATCAAAGAACTTGATGCTCTTGGTCGTATGCTTAAGTCTATGGAAAAGGGCTCCAAGTTAGGGGCTAAGGCTGTTGCTGATCAAATCAAATCCGTTGTCGATACAATCAAAGCAATGGGTGTTAAAAATAGACTTAAGGCTGCCCAAGTAAAATTGTTGCTTAATGGAATGAAAAAGAATTTAATGAACGCAACTGTTCGTGATAAATTCTTAGCAAGTGCACAGCGAGTTCTTAATAATGCAGCATATGCAGAGCAGGTTACAGAGGCTCAAAAGTTAAGAGGAAAGTTACGCAAGATGCTAAAGACAGGCAAAGAGATTGCCGAAGTCGAGCAGTCTGTTCGTAACTTCTTGAAACTTGATCCTAAAATGGTTGAGGATATTGAAGAGTATATGGATTATGCTACTGAGATATTTGATGCCATTAGAAACGTACAGGTTAAAGATGGAAAGGTATTAGGTAAACGTGCTGCTGTATTAGCTAACATTGATGCATATGCTACTGAACAGAATGCAATACAAGATGAGATTAATAAGAACTACTTATTAGATGAATACAACTATCTAGTTGAAGCAGGTTTGATTAGTGGAGATATGTCATTGGATGAAATTCAATCATATATAGCATCTGTTGAAGAAAATCCAGAAAGTTCCGAGTCGACTAAGTCTGATACAATTAGAGAGTTCACCAAGAATGCGTTTGAAGGATTCGCTAATACAGTTAATGAAATGATTGAGGATGGTGAAATTGAAGAGCAGGATGTAGATTTTGATATGGTGAAGAAATTCACAGAGATGGACATTGAGGCTCTTCCTTTAGACCAACAATTAGCAGCTGTAGAATCCCTTGAAAACTTTATTGTTAATGGAGTTACAAGTCGTATGGGTGCCATATTGCAAGGATATACTGGAGTATCAAATGCTGTAAACGATGCCAAATCAGGCATGAAAGCTAGACCATTATCATACGGATTAATTGGACGAATAGGATACTTAAAGCAGTTAGCAAACAAAGGAATTACTGGAAATTTATTAAAAGGTATTGCATCAATTGGGGATGCATACAATGAAATAATGGCAACCTATATTTCTAAAGCTGATTCATTGGTTGTAAGTGTATTTCGTAGCACCAAACTTGGAATGAGATTTATGAAAAACTCTGGATTCGCAGGCGTTGTTCGTGGTTTTGTTGAAGGCAAAAAGATTGCTAACAATTTTGCTAAAAAGTACTCAGAGAAGTTTGATGGATCTAAGCCAAATGGTATGGATTTTAAATCTGCTTTAAACATTTACGAGCGTGGTATTTTCGCTGACTTATCTAGAACCATTCTGAATGGGACTACTGAACAAATTCAAAAAGAATTTAATCGTAAGAAGAAGCAATTAGAACTTACAATTAAAACTCTTCGTGAATCAGGTAAGCAAGAATTGATTGATAAGGCAGATCTTTATGATTCTATTTATCAGAAAATTAAAGATGCTAAAAGCATTGAAGATGTTAAGCAAAATGTTGACCCAATCAATCAGGCTGCTGTAAAAGAGGTTCAGGATATGTGGAGAAAATACTATCCTGAGTTCAGAAGAATGGCAGCTGATTATTACAATGTAATTTTAGAAGAGGATGTAGACTATTCTCCAGATATGTACGAAAAATTGTCGGAAGAAATATCTGATGACTTAATTACAAAAGGTGCATTTAAAATGGCGTTTGATTTAGTAAGCACAGAGAAGACTGGCACTTTGCAGAAAAACAAAAGAATTGAGGGACTTCCAAAAAATTCTAAAACAAAAGAAATAAATCGTGTTAGGGATTATGACTTTGATTTCAATAACATATCTGCGTTAGAAAAAACTTTAATCGATGTAAGAACAACACCATCTGTTCAGCAGTTTATGGGTTACACAAACTCAGCTTCATTCAGGGAGATATTTCCTGATATGGATGAGAGAGCGTTAATCTTGAAGCGATTAAACTTTAATATTAATGCATTGCGTGAACGACAAGATACGTATTCTTCTAAGTTAGCACGTAAATTAAATAAGATTACTACAGCACTTAGTAAGTATGGTACTCGTATTGGTTTAGGATCGTTATCTTCTGCCCCTAAACAATCAATCCCAATGGTAGCAAATACAGCTATTAATATGATTAATGACTTGGGAAGCTTTGGGATGGGTATTGCAGATTTTTGGAATGATGATGCAATGGCATTCTTAGAGAACTCCGGGTATGGAATCTCGTTGCGTGGTGCTGAATCTCAGACATCAATTGACTTTGCGGAAAAGTTGGTTGACCGTGCTAACCAAGGCAAAGTGGGTAATATTCAACAAGCTTTATCTAAGCTAGGTGATATGTACATCGAAAAATTCCTAAAGAATCCTGACGTGTTTGTAGCTAACATGGCTTGGTTAGGATATTATAGAAGTAAATTAAAGTCAATGGGTGTTGACATGAACACATTTGATTGGAAGAATCATGAGTTGAATGAGGAGGCAGCTGACTATGCTGAATTTATGGTTCAGGATCAGCAGAATATGAACATATCTGAATTGGGTGGTAAGTTGTTGGCATCAAAAGATGCTACGACTAAAATCATTCGTCAGTTATTGTTCCCATTTGCTTCTTATCAATTTAACTTAAAAGATAAGAACAATAGAAACTTGACTTTATTAACATCTAAGACATCAACGAACGAAGAAAAAGTAAACGCTACTAAATCCTATGTGGCTGGATTGGTCGAGTCGTATACATTCCAAACTATCCAAGGTTTAATTGGTAGTTTGTTACTAGGTGCTGCATATTCAGCAATCGGATACGATCAACCAGAAGAAGAGAAGACAGAAGGTGTCTTAGATGCCTTAGCTAAAGCGATGCCATTCCTTAGATCAAAATCTTCTAGTGAGAAATGGAATGATAGTTTGTTTACAGGTAAAAGTATATTTGAATTTGTAACACCATTGCCATTACCTGGTACACTTGAAACCTACACATTATTAGGTTTAAATAGCCTAATGGACATGGCTCAAGGAGGATCACCAAAAGAACAAGCTAAAGCCAAAAAAGAATTATTAAAACAACAGGAAAATTTATCTGGATTTAAACCAAGAAGAGGTAAAAAACTTTTTGGTGAGCCTGTAGTAGATAAGGAGAAAGCAAAGATTGAAGAAAGATTGGAAGAGCCATTCAGATTCCCTGTTAAAGAAGAACAGCGTGTTAGCCAAACAGTTGGAGATATTATGGGTGGTGTGCCGAGTGTTGGTATCGAGGCTGTTTGGGATATGGGAGTTAGAGCAGGTGAAGCTTATGGAGATTCTTATGAAGATAAATACGGCAACGTATATGAATACTCAGATGAGCAGAAAAAGATTCTTAAGACATCATTAATCCCTAGAGCTATGGTGGCAATGAATATTGCTCCAAGAGAATTCTTAACTATCTCTAATAACATCGTCAAGGCTGTAAACCAAAAAGCTAAAGAGGATACTAAAGCAAAAAAAGAGAAAGAAAAAAGTGGTGGATTCTAAAATAAAAATGGGGACCATGAGTCCCCTTTTTACTTAACAAAAACCTTACTCAAAACATACTATGAAAAAACGCAATTTATTAATCTATTAATTTAGAAATAAAACTTTGCTCAATAATGTCCTCTTGATTTTTCTTGGCACGAACGATAGCATTGTTTAATTCAACATTAGATAACATCAATGGGATTGTTGCTCCAGAGATATTACTCTTCACCCAAACAAAATGATAATTCTCTAATTCAGAGGATTTCTTGTTTTTGTTGTTAATGTAATTCAGATGTCCAATTCTTGTTTTCATAATGCAAATTTACAATTTCTTTTTTAAATCAAAATAATAATCTGTGTGAGATATCTCTCCATTAAATTTAGGAATAGTTTGAATAGAATATCCACTATAACAATCTCCAAAGTTATGTGACACCCAAGCAGATGGAGGTGCAAAGGTCATATAGTTTCGATAGTCAAATTTCTTTGTCCGATCGTAACCTATCCTATGAAGGTCTCCTTTCTCAACGTGGATGTATTTTGTGTTTATGTTGTAATGGTCAATATAATCATTAATAAATGATACAGCCTTGTCATTTAGATTGTAAGGCAATCCTTTGAACATATGCTTGGCATCCTTTCCGTGCGTTAAGATAAACGTGTGGTCACCATATTGGAAGTGCTCCATGAACCTGTTAAGGATATGGAACTTAACATCCTCGTTTGAATATGTACGATTAAGTAGCATCTGTATGGTCATATTCGCAATAGATGCGAACGATCCACTATGGTTATCATTTGCTACATTCCGAACAATAACTTCGTTAGCAATGCCAGCTCGTATGCAATTCTCGATAAGAGCAAGTTTGCCTTCAACAAAAACTCTAAACATTTCCTCATTTGACATATTCTGGTCTAAAGGATGACCGCCTCGAGTAGTATGGCCGTTCCAACCATCAAGACCATCGCCAAGATCATCAATAACAAGTATATCAAATCTTCCTTGATTATCATATTCCTTACAGAGCGAATTAAATACTTTGTCAAGGTTTTGTTTGAAAATGGCTTCATTATACTCATATGCAAATAGTGATGTCCCTCCAGGGTTAGGCTCCAAGCCAACGTGCATATCTGACACGGTTGCTTTAATTGCCACAGGAGAGTTGATTTTTATTTTCGGGATAGATTGTATCTTCTCTGGATTATAGTTGCTGACGATGTCACGAATGACGTCTATCATAGCTTCTGCTTGCTCGTTGTCGGAGACTTTAACAAATGCGGAGTGGGTTTTAGTTTTGACCCAATAGTGCGTTACGTTTGTAACCGGTGCACCTACTTCATCACACTCATCTTTGAGGCCGGAGTGCTCGCTCTCAATTATCTTTCTTGAAATCCTTTTGCGTAATGTCTCAATATCTGAATCGAGATTAAACTTTTCTTTTACTTCTCTAGCAATCTCAGCTTTAGTCCGTGTCCCTTCTTGGTACAACTCTATAGCGTACTTGATGTAGTCTGTCATTTTGGAGTTTGGTTAAATATTCGATTAGGATTTGGGTAGAGTCGTAGAGATCCTCGTACTCCTTGTCGATTAGAGATTCATAAATTTCATCAGTTATTTTATTGATGAAACTCATCGTTGTATTTGTAAAATCTATATGTTCTTTATCTTTCATTGCTTAAAAAAATAGGGAGACTGTAAACGAAAAAACCAGCCTCCCTAACTAATCGCATTTAACCCAGATAAATTTAACAAATAAAATAATAAGTTGTATACCTATATGCGTATAAATATTAAAATTTCGCAAGTTTTATACTTTTTAAGGTACAAAATGAGGGGTAAGCAGTTCTTACGGTTTGTTTACCCCTACTATTGTATACTAACAATAAACTCTAAGGTCTCAATAATCTTATCAATGCTCATGCCTGTAGTGAGTATATCAAACTCGGCAACGTATCCATTCTCATGAACAACACGAAAGTAAATACTATTTCTTTTTCCTTTGGACATTTTTAGCAGCGAGCATAAACTCAGTTAAAGATTGAATGTCATCGAAGTAGTACTCATAATAATCAAATAACTCTACCTTCCATTTAGAGTTGATAACCTCATCGTTGGCATTAGAGATTAAGCATGGGCCATCTCCCTCAAAAAGATTAATCACATAATAATAGAAATCATTATCACCTCCATGCTCATGCTTGCTAACAAAAACCATATTGAAGCCAAGGTCTATTAGATCCTGCTCTTCTATTTCTTTTTTTCCTATCATTCTATTCCGTAAGTTTTTAGTAAAATGTTTAGTTGCGTATCAAACCCCTGTACTTTAATCGGGTCTAGCTCTTGAAGTTTTAACCCAATACGAAAGAACTCTTTCATTCTCTCAGCCGCCTCAACGTGCTGATCGACTGCCTTCTCCCAATCTGGCTTATCGCAATCCTCCATAGGCAGGATTTTAGATATCTGCTTATTAATCGTGCGTATAAGCTCCCAGGTTCTCTCTTTGATAATGGGCTTATCAAATGGCTTAGATTTAAAATCTAAATCATCTGCCATCTCATATGTTGTTTGCAGTAATGCCAAGAACATAAGAGCATTTTCTTTCTCAGTCTTGGTTAGCATATTTCTCTAGGAGTTTATCAAACTGAGCTTTAGTAATTTTAACGTGCTTTCTTCTGATAAAGAATGCTTCGATACGATCGGTAGCTGCCCCAAGGCACCATCTCTTTACACCTTCTTTGGTGTAGTGGTCATGGTACAATCGGTCATAGTTAATCTCGATTGCTTCATTTGCATCTTCTGTTTTGTAATAAATTAAATTGGTCTTTTTCATAATACACTATATTTAAGTAAAATTCTTTTTGTTTCGCTATTTTTAATTATCTGATTACCTACTAATACATTATCAAGAAATTCATCTATTTCAATTCTTTCTAGTTCATCTATAACAAACATATCTCGTTCTACATCACCATCTAATTCTATAAGACCTTTGCCTACATTCATCTTAAAGTATTCTGGAATTTCGCCCATGGTAGCAAATACAATAGTTGTTTCGTCATCGAACTCATTATCAAAATGAATAATAGAATCCATTACTTGATCCATCTTGTCATCGTTGAAAGACTCAACCCATTTAAATAGACTAGACGATATTGCTATCAAGTCTGTCTCCTCTAAAAACTTCAGTTCTAAATCCATAATCTTGTAATTCTTTGAGTCTAAATTCCTGTAATTTTGATAGCCTACCTGTAGGCGTTTTGACTTCGGAGAATAAGACTCCCTTGTCAGGGTGAAGAGCCAAGATATCAGGAAGGCCATTCTTGTTTGCCTTGATAATCTTGATGACATAGTATCCTTCTGATTCAAGTTGCTTAATACGTTTAGATTGTATCTGCTGTTCAGTTGCCATTGCTTTGCTAAATTATAATTACTTATTTATATATGCAAATATATAAGCAATAACATCAACTGTCCAACCATTTCCAAGCATCTTATATCGCTGTGCATTTGACACATGGGCAGTATAATTGTCATTAACAGTTTGTAATCTCTCGCATTCTACCGGTGTGAGTTTCCTAATCCTGGAAGAGTTTATCATTAAGTCTGACCTATCCTTACATAACGCAGGTGATATCCCCTCAGTATCATATACTCTATTTTGTTGGTAAGGCTGTGTTCCGTTGTTACTTTCTCCGGATTGATTAAGTTGTCTAACCTCCCGAACCAATTGACCACAAGACTCATCCTCTCTTGCTCTTGCAGCTAAGGTTCCTGACTTGCCATTCTTTCGATCGCGGAATCCCTCATCAGTACGATAGTCGCATCCCACAATCTCAACTGCCTGGCAGTTAATTGTATCCAAGCAATATGTCTTGCCATCTGCTCTTGATAAAGGACCAGCACCACCTGCATTCTTGTTGTTCTTTAAAGATGGTCTATCAGGGCTACGTCTCTGCAATGAATGGACAATATGTGTATGATTGGATGCATCAACACGAGTAGATATTGTAATTGATTTTTGCGTATGAATACTTTGATTATAACAATCAAGCATTGTTCCTTCAGCTAAATCTTCATGAGCTCCTGTTAATTGCTTAAGCCTTCTATTGGTCTCAACACTAACATAATACTTCGGGTCAACCTCAGGTTCTAATATATCCCTTAGTAATATTCCACAATCTTCAGGTTGCTTAATACCACACTTAAGTTCACCAAACAAACCATCCTTTATAGCACCAATGTTTGTCCAATACAAACGCTTACGATTCTGAGCAGACATTAATGCAGAATTAATCATTATGGGATCAATACCAATTGCACCTGTTAAAACTTCCTTCCACTTTTGTGACATCATTACATTCTCAAGAAGAAAGTATGTTGGCTTTACTTCATTAAGAAGTCTCATGTATTCCCAAAATAAATACGACTGACCTTCAAACTCAAATCCTTCTTCCTTTAGTTGTAGATAGTGGTTAAGAGTTAATATGTCTTGACTATCTTTTGTTGACATACCTTTACGCTTGCCAGCAAAACTAAACGATTGACAAGGCGATCCACCAATAATCAAATCAATCTTTGGAAGGTCTGACCCCTTGACATCAACCACGGATCCGAGTTGAATTGTATCCGGGTAGTTTGCCATTGTAACCTGAATGGCATACTTGTCAATCTCAGAAGCAAAGTACTTGTCGACTTTTATTCCTGCCCTTTCAAGAGCTTGTTGTCCACAGGACATCCCATCAAATAGGCTTAGTACATTCATGATAAAAAATGTTTTTTAAAATAAGTTAAAGTGTAATCTTTCTTTTCTTGCACGGTTTCATAAATCTTTTCCTCAATACCACCCTTGGCAAATATCCAATAGACATCATTAAACTTCCTGTCAATGGTTGTCATGCGATCTCGTGATTGCCAATACGATACAGCCGAGAAGTCAATATTAAAGTAAACCAATACATCTGCATTGCGGAGGCTTATGCCCTCTCTACCACTAACAATCTGAAGTGCTATGTTCTTGTCGGTTGAATTAAATACCTCAAGATCATCAGTCAATGCATCACCATAAACTTCTTTAAGTAGATCCCACTCAGCTTTAAACTTGTAGAATATTCCAATCTTTTTATTACGGAAAGTATTCTTAATAAACTGAGCCTTTGAGTCATCAAGTATCTGTCTTTTACCTGACTCAAGTATAATGGTACCACTATACATCTGATGCAACTTATTCATAAGCTTTGCACCTGTGTCAGCAAGTATTACATCGTCCTTACCTTGTATAACTAAATGCTTTTTTAATTTACCACACATAACATATGTGGAGTCTTTCATAGGAACCGTGTAAACAATTTCGTTTATCTTGGACTCAAATCCTGCAGCCTCCTGTGTGTAGGTAATCATCAATGCATTAACCTTGGCAGTAATCTTATCCTTCAAAGCCCCCGAGTAGTCATTGACCTTCATAGCACCTATGTATTTAATCTTAACCTTGACATAGTCATTAGCCCACCGGTAAAAGTTTATATGCTCTTTAAAAGGATTGTTTGGGTGAATATACAACTGATGATATATCTGGCTATGCGACTCCGGGGTAGGTGTGCCTGATAAGAATATAACTTTTGACTTATACTTCTTCACCAAGTCTTTAACTTGTTTAGCACGCTTGCTAGGTTTAGGGAATGCCCCTAGGGTGTGAGCTTCATCGCAGATAATAACATCAAAGTTTGATCCTTCAAGTTTATGTAACGACTCATAGTTTATACACATAAGTTTAAACTTTGCACCTAAATCTTTATGATCCTTTTGTATGCCAGGTACAACCTTTAGTTTAGTGATAAACAAAACGTCCTTACATTTTAACTCATCGCATATGGCTAATGATGTTAATGTCTTCCCTGTCCTAACCTCCATGGCTAGATATAGTAAACCATGTTGACTAATAATGCCAAGCCCTTCTTTTACTATTTTTTTCTGATAATTTCTTAGTTCCATTTTGTTTTTCGTTTTGCCAATAGTATTCACAAGTATTGTCTTCTTTAATCGGAGCATTTGTAAAAAACGATTGCCTATGGTAAAATAACATAAGCTCATCCGAATTTGCAGTAAACCTATAGCAGGTTTCTTTCATTGGGCAACCATCCCCTTTACACATTGTTATGTCTGGCATTTTAATAAAAGTTTAAGTAAACCAAAATTGGACCGTTCTCTATGAATGGAGCACCACGAGCTGTTGTGTATTCGTAATAATCAATAGCCTCCTCTTGTGTCATTCCTTGCTCAACATATAATTCAATTATAGCATTAACTGAGTAAACAAGTCTTTCAAAATTCTGATCAACGCCAATGACAGCCTCATCCAATCCTTCCAACATAACAAATGGTTGGTCTGGATAATTATACAATATTTCTTGTAGTGTCAGCATCTAAGTATCTATTAATAGCGTTAGTTAATTGATTGTAGTCTATGGCATATGCAGTCTTAATCTGAAAGTGTCTGCGTTGATGCATCCATAGTTCAGGCATATCAAAGAATTGGATAACCAAGTAATGATACGATCCTGCCGACCTAAGAACCATTATGTTCTTAGAGTTATTCACGTTAATAAATGGAAGGTCATTGTCTTTCAAATACTTCCTTATCTTATCTATAAAAGAGTTTGTTATTCTATTTGACATCTTATAAAAGTTCTAATTGTTCTTTGTATTGAATTAACATCCACTTCCCAGCTGCATCACGCCCCTCCTCAGGGTTATGTCCTGTCTTATGCAAAGCATAGGTGCGTAGCCACGAATTGAATCGTTGCTTGGAAAGCATTCTAAACATACCATTGTTGTCAATGATAAACTTATCGAACGCCTTGTCAGGTCTGAACTTCTCATTGAATGGCACAACCGATGCACCAAACTCAGCGATCCACTCAACAAACTCAGCGTTGGTCTCTGCCCTGAACTTACGCTCCTTAAGGTTGACAAACTCACAACGAACCAAGCCTGTAGTCAGGTATGTCTGAAGCAACTTCATCATGTAGTTATCGAACGCACACCAATCATCAGCACCCCAATCGTTGAATAGCAATCTGCCAAACTCATCCTGTGGCGTGAAGTCCTTCGTGTAGAACTGCTTAAACTCCATCTCCCATTTACGTCTCTCGAATGAGTTACCCTTACCCTGAATAGCGTAGTTAGTTGTGATGACAACCTTGGGTGACTTATGGAATGGAATCTTAATCGCATCCTTGTTCTTACGCTCGATCGTGATGCCCTCAGTAATAACCGAGAATAATCGCTCGAAGTCAAAGTTCTTCTTCACGTCATCAAACACCAACACCTGGGTGTCAGTAGTCACCAACTGATAGGCAAAAGACTTATCGAAAGAGAATGACTTACCATCAATGGTGACAAGCTTCTTCATCCGGCTAACACCATTCATGAACAAGCCTTTACCGGTACCCCCCTCAGGGTTCTCAGATATCACCTCGTCATTAATAATAACAGCCGGGCAGTATCCTCCATTCTTAAATGCGTGCAACATGAAGCCAATGGTTGACTCGATTGATGAAATACGTTTCTCATCGTTGCCACCGATGTTGCGAATGAACTGCTTGTAGTCACACTCATCTGATGGGCAGAATATGAAGTCACGTTGGATAACTTGGTCAGCCCAAATGTAGCCACCCAGGTCCTCATAGTTTAATAGCACAGTTGCATCTTTGGTCACCTTGACTACGCCATTGCGATAGTACAGGTACGCCTCATCCTTGGTGTCTTCGACAAAGTAAATGTTCACCGAGTCAAGCATCGACAGGAAGTCTTCACGGAAGAACCGAGTCTTGTCAGCAAAGAAATTGTACACGCTCAGATCCTGGAAGTTTGTAAGGATATGGTTAAGCACGAAGTCTTTAATGTCATCCTCAGTACACATCTCAATCAGGTTCTGATTAATACGCACAAAGATGAATCCTTTGTTGCCCTCAGGCACATACTTACGATAGCCATGCTCTTCCAAGAATCTTTTAAGATCGTAGTGCACTAATGTCACCACACCCTTATCGCTCTTAGTCCAGAATATATTCTTGCTCTCCTCCTCTTCAATCTTAGTTAAGACTGAATCAATTGTTCCATCCTCAAACCCGGAGGCTTTAAGTTGAGAACGGACGTCCTTTTTTGGCACACCACGATTTAACTGCACCTTCACCTCGTTGACTCTTTGTGTGTCCTCGAAGTACTTGGTTGCGTGTTGATCCCTAAGCTTGTATGCTGACTCGACAATAGACTTGACCTCTGACTGAGAGAAATCCTCAGACACAAATCCTGCAAAGCGAAACATCGCCTCAGACTTACTTACTCCGTACTGATTGAAGGCTGATGCCAAGATGAAAAGATTGTTGTTCCTGGATCCACTAACGAAGCCATACTTGCCTTCCCACCATTTAGCAAGGCGTGAGATAATCTCATCCTCATCGTCAATGGGAATAGTAGGTCGTTGGTCTTTGGTCACGTGATCAATCTCTCCCTCCTCTATCTGATTCCAAATATGCGAATTAGTATTGACAAAGATTGTCGGGTCATAAGACTCATAGCATACCCGAGAGATATTCTTAGATGTCTTGTCAAACTCTTGGCAATTGTAATACTTTTCTAAGGCATTGAAGTATGCCTTATGCTTCTCAGGGTTAGTAGGTATCTTAACCAATACCTTCAATCCATTTCCTGATGGAGATACGAATACGGAGAACGTATAGTTGTCAGCAGACAACTCCTCCTTCTTAGCCAGCATCTCTGCGTGCGAGGGGAAATTGTCCATGTCTATACATATCAAACCGCTGTGCTTAATCAATGATGCATCGTCACGCTTAGAGAATGTACCGGAGAAACATATCGCAGGTAAATCCTGCTTAAGTTTATTACGCTCCTCCTTATTCTTCTCTAATCTGATCTTGCGAACAAGTTCTTTAGTCTTTCCTTCCTTGATGCGAACAAGTATATCTAACACATCCTTGTGGAAAGGTACAGCGGTCTCTTTTATGTTGCGAAAGATTGTTACTTCCATTGGTTATTGTTGTTTAAAAAAATTCCTTAAGATGCTGAAATACCGACTGAGGTCTTTCCCAATTTTTATATGCATCATCGACCACTTCTTCAAAATGTTTTTTGAATACAGAAATTGCAGTAGGATAGTTCTTAAAAAATTTAGCGAATGCTATGTAATCCTGTAAATGATATAACTCTCCACGTGAGTTGCTTGTAAATATTCTTTCTTTATATTCTTCTATATCAAGAATTTTTAAAGCTTCATTAAAATTTATTTCATTATTTTCCATTGTACTTTTCTTAGATAAATTGGATTATTTATAAAGTTGTACATTTTTATGTATAAAAAGTGTACAAAATATTTTAAAGTTTACATGGATAACTAATTGATTATTAGTTATTTATATTCTTTAGTGTACAAAATGTAGAAAATAAAAGGGGAAAACGAAAAAAATAAAAAAAGAACTAGTAAAGTTTTTATATATAGTCGTAAGCCCCCTCTATTTTATACATTTGTACATGCTAGAACGGCAAGTCATCACCCTCTTCCACCTTAGGTGCAGGAGTAGGTGCTGTCTTAGCAGGAGCAGGTGCTGTTGAGCCACCATCAGATGACCAAACTAATTTGCCATTAGCAATATAGTTCTTCTTCTCTTTTGCTTCACGCTCCTCCTTAGTATGTGACTCATAAATAGATAGTACATTACCGTACTGGTCTGCCTCATCATTTACTGAGATAGTAATGTTAAGGTAGTTTCCTTTTGCTCCTTTGATTAATTTATCCTTGGAGATTTTTGATACATCTAAAGATGCTGAAAATAATTGTGCCATAATTTATTGTTTGTTTAATTGTTTAACTTTTCTATTTCCTGTTTAACTTCTTGCCAATAAGTAACTTCTGCTTGCGTATCATTATAAATTGATACTACTTTTAGTATCTCATCTACTGCAATTATTGCACATTGTTTAGCAGCATGCAAATCTGATTCAATCCATCCATCTGCATATTTTTCTGTAAATAAAATATACTTATTAATTAATTCTTCTACTTTTTCTTCTGGTGTCATAGTTTGTATTTTAAAAGGTTCAACCTTCTTAAAATTATTTTTTAAAATATAATTAATCTCATTATAAGTATCTAACCCAAAATAAATAATATTATTATATTGATCAGTGGCACTCTTCAATGCTTGCTCTGATGCTTTTTGTTTTTTAACAATTTTTTTAAGTTTAATATATGTCATAGTTTATCTATTTCATTTAAAACTTTAATGTAATGTTGTTTATTAGATATAAGATTTTTCATTGAGTCTTTATCATAAGTATATGGCACTACATTAGAATTTATAAAAGTTAATATCAGATTAACTGCAATAAGTGCACATCTCTTAGCTTCTAAATCATTAACATAGTATTCAATACCTTCTTCATCTGTACCTAAATAAAGGGTAAATTGGTCAAACAAATCTTTAGCTTCTTCAGCTGGCTTCATATATCTCATAACGTTTCCGATTTAAAATACTGAGTAATGTCATCGGTAGCATTTGCTCCGAAGAACTTTTGGTACACCTCGATAGCCTTGTATACTTTCTCCCTGCCACGATCCATGAACTCATCGCTGCATTCAAATAGACCTGTCCGACAGGTTTCTTTTTCAACAACGATGAATACCATAGGCTTACCGAACAATTGATTGTATATATATGCTTGACTTTCGTAATTATATTTGCGAGCTGAAAATCGGAAATCATCGAGGTTTCCAGTTGTCTTCAGGTCAATGAGTAACTCGCTACCGACTATGTCTGACTTGCCTTTCCATTGTACTCCACCAATCTCACCGATAGCCGGAACCTCGTACTCGTTATCAGCATCACGAATCATGTCGTAGAAGGTGAAGTTACCAAGCAAAGCCTTGACCATTCGATCGATGTCATCTGCTTCCTTCTGAAGCAATAACATATCCGTGCCATGAGCTGCGATGGCCTCCTTGTAGATATTAGTCGTGCGAGTCGATGCCTCCACCTTGGGAAAGTTAACTACCTTCTCAGGCTCAAGGATCGATGCGTGGAAATAAGACCCAGCAAGCATTGCCGGAGTCTTATCTTTGTCCTTACCAAACTGCATCGGATTGTATAACAACGCACCAATGTCTGAGTTCGATAAGTAGTTCTTGCCGATACCCGAGTAGTACTCGGTGTCGTTGCGTAGGGTTTCGATGATGCTCATTACTTGCGAAGTTTAGTAATTGCTTTCTTAGTTGCTTCTGAGATGTCGTACTTAACCGACAACTTTTTGATCACCTCATCGGTGCTTAGTCCCATGTTGTCAATGACAAAGTTGGATACCTTCTGCCAGTTGGCATCGCCTTCTACCAATGCCACCTTAGATGTAGCCTTAGGCTGTGCCTTGACAGCTTGCATACTTGAGTCTGATTCAGATGGGAAGTCCTCCTTAGCGTAGATATTTAACGCCAAGCCATGCAAGGCCAATGCCTTCACCGTAGATCGTTGGATAGTCTTGTTAACCTGCATCGATGTGATGTTAGCCAATGGCACGGACTGATTACGCATATCCATTACAGGCAGGTAGTCAATGTGTTCCTGACCTTGGATGGTCACTCCAACCTTGACCCAAGCAGTTGATCCATCCGTGAAGTAGTTCATGTAGGTGTCTGACTCGTAAACTGTACGCGACATATCCGGGAACAACTTCTTGCATTCTGCCCAAGCATGAGCCCAAGATAGGTAAGTTAGGTTGCCTCTCTTTTCCGTTTTAGACGAGAGGTTGAGCGAGCTGAGTTGCTCGAATACTGATTTTTCTTTTGACATAATTGAATTGGATTAAATGTTCGACAAAGATAAAATTAAATTTGATATACGCAATAAACTTCTTTTTAATGTTCAGCACTTTCTTTATATAGTGCAAAACCAAGTAATAAATAGTTGTATAAATCAGCCCACCGGCTATCTAAAGGCTCGGCCTGGACTAAGTTTGGATTCTTAATGTGTGCCTGAATGCTTGACAACTGCTTGTCAAAAAATATAGACCACACCTGCATAGGAGACACGCCAGCTCTGATGGCTGACTGCTTAAAGTTGTTAAGCACATCCAAATTCTCAAGCGTGTACTCAGGTTGTTTGACCGATCTAATATACATAGCATTCTCGCTTAAAATATTGTATACGTAACTAAATTCTTCCTGTGTCATTTTCTTTTTGTTTAGGGAAGCGTACTTGTACCCATCCCGATTTGATTTTACGTTGTTTTTTGTAATCCGTGTATGGGTATAAATTATAAAACCCAGACTTACTCCTGTTGACAAGCACCTTCTGCCTGCAATGTTCACAAGTCAAGTTCATCGCAGTCTTATTACCTGACTTGATAAAGAACTTGTCAATGACATTCACATCATTAGCCTTCTTGCAGTAAGGACAATTAGGGCGATGCTTTAAATAACCACCCCTATCCCTGTCCATGTCATCGCCTACATCTGAATACCCATTGTGCAATGGGTAAACCTTAATAGCCCCACTCGTGTTGATCCGGATCGTGACTCGCTTAGTACACTCCTTGCAGAAGCCTGATACTATGCTTAAGTTTGATGTAGTATCAAATCTCTCAGCTATGTAACTCTCCTGGAATGTGTAATCACAATGTGGGCAGCCTAATACATTCTCTCTAATTTTAACTCCCATAAGTTTTTATTTAAGATGTTCAACCCAGTCTTTTGGAATTATGCAAGGAAGTTCATTTTCGTAACATCTGATACAAAATTTTGCATAGTCTTGCATATCTTCTTCACTATAAATTGTTTCTATCTGCTCTTGCTCCATTATTTTAGCCCTCTCAAATGTCTCATAATTATATGTGAAATCTTCTTGGCTACGTGGTGCATGAATAAGATTACTATCTAACCAATCTACTGCTGTTTGCTTTTTCATTTTTTATAGGGTTTATATTCCGGATATCTCCGATGGATGTAATTTTTAGTTTCTTTAGATTTCTTGTCGGGCTTTATATAGCACTCCCGATAGCATGAGTAAAGCCCAAAGGCCACTATTAATATTAGTATGTATTTCATTGTTTGTATTTTGTTAAAATCATTAATACAATAGCCAATGGTAATACAAATACTACATTAATCACGCTGAAAAAAATAAATCTTGCTAAGTTCTTTATCATAAGATTTTTTGGTTTTAGTGTAAATTTTAATACCTGTTTTGTCAATATAAGATGAATCAAAAGTATCATCCCAATTCTGATCCTGCAATGGCAGGTTCACATTCACGATTTTTGGTGAGGGTTTTGTCGAGCCTGGCTTCGAGCCAATCACGATTAATAATACCACCGAGCTTATTATAATTAGCGACATTCTTTTCATTTGATTTGAATTTTTTAATACCATACAATACCGATGCGTGATCTATAGGATACCCATATCTCTCGCAATACCTTTGAATCTCGCACACCTTAACACCTGCATCCTTGCACAGGTAATAAAAGTGATGCCGAGCGTTGACTACCGGAAACACCTTAGTGTTGCGAAACATATCAAGCTTCTTAATCCGGTGTCTATAAATAATTTTCTTTGCGATCTCATCGATCAATTCTACATTTGTTATCATCTACAAAAAATTATTACTAATAAAACAAAAACTATCCAAGTTATTATGGTGAACACACCTCCAGCTTGCTTCTCGCTCATACCTTATAGATGTAATGTGCCAACCAAAAAATAACAATACTGAATACCAGCCATAACCCGATGGCCAATAAAATTCTATTTCTTTCTTCCATTGTAAATTATAAATAAGATTAAAATTGTTGCAGATAAAAAAAGTAATGCTTGCCACACGAACGAATTAATCGCACAGGTAATGGTCGAAGCAATCCCCATATAGGAGAGTAAGATTAGTCTATACATAAATAGTTATTCATTAGATCGTCAAAGTCTTTTAGTAATCGAGAACTATCGTTCTCATATGCCGTGAATAGCCAAGTGGCATTCTCGTAAGCCTGCAAGATAAACTTCTTGCTCACAGGGTCTCGGTCAAACTTTAGTTGCAGATGACTCCAGTTGCTCAATGGCACTATAAGTCTTCCCTTCTTTCTGCCCGAAATTATTAATTCGCGAAAAGGTTCGAGGGCTTGTCTCATATAATTTTTGTTTAGCGATTGATAATTGAAATTCTAAATTGTCATGCCATTGCTTTGGTGCATAGGCTATGTTAAACTCTATTTGATGTGCGAACTCATTCTCGAATTCACGAAAGTTTAAATGATCCTCGGCATACATACAAAGCTTACGATAACTGTAGGAATCTTTGTCCGAGTAATCCACACAAAAGTCTGAGATTGCCTCCAATATGTCGGAGGTATTGTAACTCTTTATTGTGCCGTTAGCGATTTGATTAAGCACATAGTTACGGCAGTCGATTAGAAATTCTTGTTTTTTCATTTGATAATTGAGTTAAATTTGAGTTGAAAGTTAGTAGAATAATCTGGCATTTACAAGAGCTTACTCCATTGATTCGCTATCGCCTTGGCCATACCTGTGAAAGTTTTAGATCGCAATGTCCTTCTTTGTGCATCAGTCTTAGCCTCACTCAATGCTTTGTAGTACCACATCGGTTGCCTTTTTACCTTGCCATTCTTATCAGTCCACTCAAAGAACTCGCCACGATCTACCACATCAGTCGGTGTAATTAATGGTAGTCCCTTGAGCCATAAGCAAGTTGACTTACTCGCCTTATCACCAAACATCCAAGGTTGTATAATCTGGTCCGGCTTTCTCCACCTGCTCGACAATGACCCGATCGGATTCTCAATAGCAATTCGTGGAATGTTAGCATCGGCAAGCTTGCGAACAAACTCAATCGCTGACTGCCGGTCTGCCTCACGATTTGGATATCGTGGATGAGGTCTACGCTCGCTTGTCGGCAGGTGCTTGTCCTCTGGATGGTAGTACCACGCCGCCCCACTCGATGACAAGAAGGTGCAAGGTGGATGTGCTATCATCAAGTCCCATCCCTGATCTATTATATCAAACACATCGCCTTGTATGTGCCACTCAGGATGCCCTCCCGAGCAAGGCAGAAGGTCACAACTGAATGCATTGTATCCGAGTGATCTAAACTCTTTGGTAATTGCTTGGCTCTCTTCACAAGCTATAAGGATTTTCTTGCTCATATTAAATTGCATTGTTAAAGATGTCAGAAATTTTATCGCCAATGATTTGATACATACTCTCCACGATGGTGTCAGACATCAAGGTATCGGTAACGATGTCCATCTTCTCCTCATCAGTTAAGGTATGGCTTGTGCCATTCTCCTCATTGTATACATCAAGTTCCATCTCGACATCCGTAATAGTCCACAGGCCATCAGTCACATAGCCACGCTTACCTAATTCTGCGAGCAATTGCTCAGTAGTTAAATTTTCCATTTGATTAAAGTTTAGTTAAATTATAAGGTGATGCATCCAGACCGTACTCACAAGTGTAGCCTAATTCTTCAAGATCAAAAACCAATTGTTGGCATGACTCATAAGAGTACTCATCGTTCTTTAAAAATTTTGCGATTACTACCTGTACTTCCACAGGTAGTGTATCGACTTGGCCAAATAAATCTTCCATATTAATTTTCGTTTAAGGTTTCTAAATAAATTTCTTTTAACTCAGCGATCTCCTCATCGCTACAAAAATCGAACTGCTCGATAAACTCATCAAGCGACTCATCATTATCCAATCGCCACATCACCTCACCCTCGATGAAATCATTCCAATCCAAGCTGTTGTATTTGCCTTCAAGATATCCCATCTCGATCTCAAAGATTTTCTTGCCATTCTTGAATCCAAACTTGCACCAATAGTCGCACCCACATTCCTCCGACTCGCACTCGACTATTACATTGTACTCTCGGCTGATCTCTTCAAGCCACGCCACCGGTGCCACCCATTTTGATTCGATCGATAACACCAATAGACCAGGCTCAGTCACCTCTCTAATGTCTGCCTCATTATCGGCCACCAATCTCTTTCTTAACTTATTGATTGATTTCGTTTCTCCCACGATTTCAATCCAATTGTAACAGGTATTTGCCATTTTAATTTTCGTTTATAAGTTTTAAAATTTGTTCAGCACTTTCTAATACATTCCACCCTCCATTATTATGGGTCGTGACACCTACCTTTGTGAGTTTTCTATTGTCCTCCTCCCATTCAATTATGTCTCCGATATGGTCTATGTTTATATAGACTTTTCTGATCTTATCTCTATATGTTAATTCGATAAACTTTGCCATCTTATTGATTATCTAAAAGGTTTAAAATTGGACATATTGTATCTTGAATATCTTGCATCAAATCCACGATCTCATCATCCTCCTGTTCACCCTTCGCCCACTCCAATCGTGACCAATACACCTCGCCTAATTTAAATGGTTGGCCATCGGCCTCTTGCCAATTGTCCCAATCGATTGAATGCAAAGCATTCGCCATTCGATTGTTCATCTCGCTTTTCTCGTGAATCGCATTTATGTCGTAGCCTCTGCGAGATAACTCTTGTAATAAATCTGCTGAACTGCACAAATGAATGTCGTTCGAGTTGTTCATTAGTTCCATCTTAATTTTGGGTTAATTGATTTAAAATTTCAAATTGCCAATAGGTTGGTAAATCGGTAGTCGGTATTACAATCTCATTGCCATAGCAATCACTTAAAGCCTCTTGCTTGTCAGCATACAATACGATCTCACCATTTGAGAATCTAATGGGATTGTCATTTGCAACATCGTAAACGACATAGTCTAATTTTAAATTTTTCATATTAAATTTGGTTTAAATAGTTTAAAATTGGTTCTACTTTCTTGGTATAGTTAGCCAAATGGTCGGCCAGATGGTCACCCACTTCCGTAAAGATGGAATGATCCATCTCCTCATTTGTATCTCGGTTATATACCTTTACAATAATGACCCCTCCTATAGAGGTCACTATGTGGAGCGAATACTCGCCTGCCTTAATGATTTTCTTGCTCATTGAATTCTGATTTAATAAAGTGAATTATATTAATTAAAAGGATGCCACCACCAAGGAAGGTCCAGAAACCATTTGGTCGGTCGACCTCGATGAATAGCATTAAGATTGCGATTAAATTAATTATTGATTTTGCCATTTCGTGAATGTGAGCTTGGCTCATTTAGTTAAAAATTTATTTATCTTTTGGCTAAAAACATGAGCCAAAAATCCATCGAGATTTTTAATCTCCTCATTCCAAAAGTAATCGGAATACATCTCGCTTTCTATTGCCTCAATGACTCTCAAGTACTCGGCCATCTGCTCGGCCTTATTTCCGGGGGATAGAAAAAATCCCTCGCCATCCGACTCGTATTCATTCCCATTCTCACCCTTCACCCATACCAAAAGCTCCACTAATCGGTCGGCATATGAGTCATTGCGAGTCGCATAAATTCGCACCCAATCGCTCGACCAACATAACTCGCCGGTCTGCTGATCTATATTTAATTTTAAGTCACCTATTTGATTTATCATTTCTATTTTGTTTAAGAGGGGATTGCTCCCCTCGTGAATTATTTATTTAGTAACTCGATAAATTGTGATTTAAAATTCTCACTATTCATTACCTCGACAATATCGTGAAACATATATCCTCCGAACATTACTATAGTCCACCCAAGCACATCGATATTCTCAAGATAGTTATATGTCTCACGACTCAAAGTCGGCAGTTCATATTTAATCACGGGACCAGTCCATCGCTCGCTTTGTATGTAGATATAACTATGAGGATTACTATGCTCGACCTTTACAAATAGTCCTTTGTCGAGCTCATTCAATAAGCATTGCAACTCATTCGCATCCTCCTCACATCGCTCACGATTGTCCTCCCTTGCTCCCTTGTTTCTTGCCTCGATGCTCGCACGATCTAACTTTTCTTTATCCCTTAATGAGTCAAACTCATTGGCAATATTTAGCAAAGGATTTGATGATGCATCTGGTCGGTATGCCTCATTAATTTTGGTAAACTCACTTACTAAATTTGAAATGATTTCGTTTTGTTTTTTTGATAAATTTTCCATTTTGATTTTTTTTTGTGGCGATCTTGGTCGCCGATGAAATTTATTTTTTTAGTTTATAAGGGGAGAATTTTTCTCCCCTCTTTACGATCTATCTTACTACGAAACCGAAGGTATCTTTTTTGGCCTTGCCTTTTGCCTTCAGTCCTAACACCACACCCTCGAGGTTCAACATCAAGTCATCGGCCTCATCACCATCCACTACTTTGGATCCAAGGTAGGTTTTTGGCATTGGCTTTTTATGGTCGAATACTACGGCCACATTTGTACCCGACAGGAGAGCTCGGAAGGCATCATCCTCATTGGACTCAGTCCGACTGAAGGTCAAGGTGTAGCGACTGCCTTTATACTTTAAGACCTTGCCTAAAATTTTGGTATAGTCATAAAATTCAAGGTTTGGAAAATCGTTTAGGATGTCGATGCCGACTCTATTGTTTACGATGGCAATCAAATCTAAATCGGATGTACCATTTAAACGGACTGCAATCTTGCCTCCTTTTTTCTCAGCTTTTTTATTAAGCAAGGCCAACTCCTTTGCAATCTGCTCGCAAAATTCTTGGCGATTATTCAAGTACATTTCCGTGCGATTTTTCCGTGCCTCCTGGATGCTATTGAATGCCCCACGGCCTGCCGTGAACAAGCAGGCAAGGATGCATGATTGGGTCGCATTAGGGCAAAGGTTGACACCTTTTGAATTTTGATTGTAAGGACTCAAATATAAAATGTGAGTCTCTAAAAAATTCTTTTTTGTCTTGGCATTTGTATCGCCTTTTGATATTAATTTTGTCATGATCTTGTAAGGTTTAAGAGGGGGAAAAATCCCCCTCGTGATTAATTAAATATATTTACTATAAAGGTATTTTTGCAATTCCGAATAATCGCACTCAAATAACTCATGGAAACAATCGGCATAGTTATCAATTATGTCATAAGCATTAAAAACACCTATGTCGTTTGCTTGCCTCACATGGCTTTGAAATGTGGCTAAAATTTGAGGTAAATTTTTCTCGATATTTGTCATGATCTTGTAAGGTTAAGAGGGGATTTCTCCCCTCGATTAGTGAATGTGAATTAGTCGATTGTGTCAAATGTATAGCCAAAATCAGCGAAATTATAATAGACTTTTCCATCTATCTCGATAGGTTCTAAGTAGTCTATTACTACATCGCAATTATCAGCGAAAAAAATAGTTGCTCGGCCTCCTTCAACATAATCCACTTGATAAAAGTCGACATTTAATTGACTTACTAATGTAGGCATTGAGTCGGCCGATATGAATGGCATCGCGTAGCCATTCCAAAAACGGGTAGGATTATGTAGGCCAAGCATTGGCGTGCCTTCGCCATCGAAGGTGAATTTTGCAGGTACTAAATTTGAATTGTTCATAATAGTTATTTTTTAAGGTTTTAAAATTGAAAATCGGAATAGTTTTTTGCAAGGTATTTATTTAGCGTTTCTATCTTTTTAAATCGCTTTATTGTCTCCTTGTTAGTCCAAGGAGTAGCGTATGTATACTCCTTAATCATTGCAATGTAGCCTCCTTCAAAAACTTTGTTTGAGTCGGCCAAATAAAGCGTGTCATCATTTAGTACACTCTCTCTTAAAATGAATGTTTGCATAATAGTTATTTTTAAGGTGATAAAATTTTTGTTTTTGTTGAATCTGAAGGCAAGTAAAAAGGAATAAATTTAATACGCAAATAATTTGTAGAAAAAATGTTGAATAGTCTATACGATCCATCGTACCAAAATTTGTGGTTTCCAGGTACAAATATGCCGGATCCGGTGCGTATAGGCCGTTTTTGGTTAAAAATTGGAGGGCAAAACTATGTAGAAAAAATCTTTTTGGTGATGGGAAATAATTTTAATAAAGGTTAAAAATGTATGAATTTTGGGGGGAGGGTAAGCCATCGGATGCAGGCGATTTATCGCATATTTTTTGTGAGTTTTTTGAAGGCCAAAAAAAAGATCAATACAAACTTTGTCGGAATTTGTAGCCAAAATACCTACCCTACTCCCATTCGATTTATAGATAATTAGCCGACCATCTAACAACTAATATAGATAGTTAGTCAAGCGTCTAATTAGCAAAGCGACTAATTAGAAGGATGACTAATTAGCAAAAAAGCTAAATATTTGCAGGCAAAATTCCCAAATCGCACCCCCCCTGGCAAGGATCGGCCCGTTTCCGGTGAGGGCCCGCCGGTGAAAAACCTAGCGGGTACCCACTACCCCTATTTTTCTAACAAAATTTTTACCTTTGCAAAAAAAACTATGGCAAAGTCAAACACATCAGGTGGTTCAAGAAAGATTTCCTTTGGAAAAAAGGGTACTGGTAAACCTAAAAAAAGCTACGGTCCCAAGGACCAAAAACCAAAAAAGTATCGAGGTCAGGGGAGGTAAAATTATAAGACAGGTCTTTTTTTTGTTCTGATTTATTTCTATTTAACATAATGTTAGTATAAAAATCATTGTACTATTCTAAGATGAATTGTACTATTTGTAAAGTTGTACATTTTTATGTAGAAAAGATGTACAAAATATTTATAAGTTTACATTTATAACTTATTGATTATTAATAAGTTATATTATTTATTATTAATAAATGTACAAAATGTACAAAATATAAAGGAAAATTAGAAAAAATATTTTTTCACTCAGAAATAAAAAAAATATATATAAGTAATGGGGGGTAAAGTTGTACATCTTTGCATGGAGAAATTTTACTGACAGGTATTGTTTGGCACGCCAATTGTATATAGATTTGTAACAAATTAAATCGAAGCATGATAGTTAAAGAAATCTCATTCGGCAAAGAAGGCCGAGACAAATTAATCAAAGGTGTGGATGCGGTGGCGAACGCTGTCGGCTCTACATTAGGGGCACGGGGTCGGACTGTGCTCATCGAGTCAGAGCAACACGTTGGAGGGATCACGGTCACAAAGGATGGGGTGACAGTTGCTAAGTCAATTAACTTATTGGACCCGGCTGAGAACCTAGCGGTGATGATCATGCGAGAGGCATCAGAGAAGACTGCCAACTCGGCAGGCGATGGGACAACGACAAGTATGGTGCTGGCACAGGCCATCATCCATGAGGCCATGGCTCAGATTGAGCCGAGCGATAACTTGACACAGGTGCTAAGAGATATCCAAGAGGCGAGCACAGAGGTGCTGGCTAAGTTAGATCAGATGTCGGTCGAGATTACTAACGACAAGCTTGAGTCAGTTGCTACAATCTCTGCTAATGGGGACACGGACACGGGTGGCATAATTGCTGATGCGTACAGTAAGGTGGGGCTGACCGGAGTGGTGAGCGTTGAGCCAAGTAAGGATGCGATGACATACTCGGAGATTATTAGTGGCATGAAGATAGATCGTGGGTTCACAAGTAAGTACTTTGTGACTGACCATAAGAAGCAAGAGTGCGTGCTAGACGATCCATATATCTTGGTGACTGACCAGCCTATTAGTCATATTAATGACATCTTCCCAATACTTGAGTATATACTTGAGGGTAACAAGTCATTGCTAATCATTGGCGAGTTAGAGGAGAATGCTCTGAACACGCTGAACGCCAACAAGATTAAGGCGAAGTTAAAGGTGTGCACAATTACTCCTCCGCAGTTTGGCTACAAGAAGCATCAGTTGATGGCAGACATTGCTCATGCGACAGGGGCTAAGTATTTCTCAGAGCAGACAGGGGACAACTTGGCGATGGTGAGCATCGATGACCTGGGGCGTGCTAAGAAGATTATTAGTGGCCGGTTCAATACTTTGATCCGTGAGCCAGGTGGCTTGGTGGATGAGCGAGTGGCAGAGCTACAAGAGCAGTTAAATGTGGAGACAAGCGGGATCGAGAAGGACTTCTTAAAAGAGCGTATAGCTAACCTTGGTGGTGGGGTTGCGGTGATCTATGTTGGGGCACAGTCTGACATTGAGCAGAAGGAGAAGAAGGACAGAGTGGACGATGCGGTGTGTGCTGTCAGAGCTGCACTTGAGGAGGGCATTCTACCAGGTGGTGGGGTGGCACTAAAAGATGTGGCGGTTGAGATGGCTGTTTTAAACAAAGGGGCGTATATTCTTAAAAACGCTATGTTGGCTCCTATGAACAAGATATTATCTAATGCTGGCTATGACCTACATAGTGAAACAATTAGTAGTATGACAGAAGGCGTTGGGGTAAACGTGGTGAACATGGCCACGGCTAATATGATGGACATAGGGATCATCGATCCAACGAAGGTGACAAAGGAGAGTTTAAGGAATGCTGTTAGCGTAGCAACTACATTACTTTCTACCGACACAGTTATTACTAATATTAGGGCATAATTTAATTTATATTAATTATATTTGCATATACAAATCCGAGTTGGTAATATTGCAGCTTACTAATTCGGATTATCAAGGAAACTTGACCGCCCCCTTCGCTGCAATCGTTGGGGGTTTTTTTATTATGGAAATCTGGAAACCAGTAAAAAATTACGAAGGCTTATACGAAATAAGTAACTTAGGAAGAGTAAATAGTTTGTTTACTAGAAAAGGTAGAATTATAATACCTAAAACAGAAAAAGGTGGATACCAAAGGATTGGTCTTAGAAAAGATAATTCACAAAAATTATTTAATGTTCACAGATTGGTTGCTGAAACTTTTTTAGAAAAAGAAGAGTACCAAAATCAGGTAAACCATAAAAATAAAATAAGATCCGACAATAGGGTTGATAATTTAGAATGGGTATCATCTATTGAAAATCATTTTCATAAAAATTTAAATTCAAATACAACTAGTAAATACGTAGGTGTAGCATGGGATTCAAAAAAAAGAAAATGGGTTTCATATATAAATTTTAATAAAAAGAAAGTACATTTGGGTGTTTTTAATTCTGAATCTGAAGCATATAATGCAAGATTAAATTTTCAATTAAATAATAATATAAAAAATAAATACGCATGAGATATATGAATCCAATAAAGGAGGCAGAAGAGTTATTAGATAAATTTTCTATGCCAATCAATGGGCACAAAAATATATATTATAAGCAATGTGCAATAATTTCAATAGATAAGATATTAGACTTTATAGCCTCTAATGTAGTTCCATACACATACGACAAAGATTCAATGAAGGCTGTTATCGCTAACAAACAACATTATATAAAAGTTAAACAAGAAATAGAAAAATTATAATACAATGCGAGTAATAGGAAATAATATTTTAATCGTGCCTCAAGAAGAGGAGACAAAATCAAAAGGGGGGCTATTGATGTCAGCATCTGACACAAAAGAACTTCGATACAAAAAAGCTACTGTGGTTGCCGTTGGCGATCAGGCCATAAGTGTCAAGCCAGGCAACTTTATCTATTTCGATAAGGCGGCAGGCCACAGCATCCGTGTAAATGAGGATATGTACACGGTGATTCGCTTGCAGGATGTAGTAGTTGTGCTATAATCCAAACTCAGTCTTGGACTTCTGATCCTTAAAGTCCTCATTGGCCCGCTTTGCTACTCTATTGAACTGACGTTCGGAGTACTTAGTGGGCCTTTTTATTTCTGTGATGGGCTTCTCTCCCAATAATCTTGCGTAAACATCACGCATAATGGCTCTGCCCTTAGCAGATAGTTCATACATTGGCACAGTACGCCAAGTTCCGGGTCTAAAAAGGTGGACAAGACCCATGTCGATCATATCTTTACGCTTTTTTGGAGCAAATCCAAGTATTTGGTTGTACTTCTCGATGGACTTGACGTTAAATATACCTTCCGAGTGCAGAAAGCAGAGCATTTGGAAGTAAGGGGCCGATAGTCCGTAGTGACGAAGGACATATTTTTGCACAAGCCCTATGTATTTTAGAAAGTCGTGCTGAATTTCCATGCGTGTTACGGCAGGGTATTTCTTTGGTCGGTACACTTTTGGTACCATATATGTTTTCATTTGATTTTATTTTTAACAAATTTACTATCTTTGTTCGATTATTAATAATACTAACATGGCAAAGAAACAAGGAGGTGCTCCTAAAATTAAAATTGGTGAACTAAAGAATGTGGTAAGTGGTTTGAAAGAACGCAATACTAAACTATCGGCAGATTACGATAAGACAAATGAAGGTTTAGCAATGGGAGCAGGTATTAACCAAATAGGAATTGGTCCTATGCAAATGATCCGTTCTCGTGAAATGGACCACAATGATAGCAAGATTAATCGTTACAGTCGTATTATCGACAGCACTACTATTGCTCACGATCGTGCTCGTTTGGCTGAGAAAGAAGCTTCATTCAAGCGTGACTATCCTTTATCAGAAACATTTATCTCAAAACCTGCTAAAAAGAAACAATAATATGGCAAAGCAAAAAATGGTTGCACCTAAAATGGTTGCCAAGAAAGATAATACTAATGTTGCTCGTAAAAAAGTAAGTCAATTAGTTGGAGATAAACCAAACTATTCATATCTAGAAGCTACTACAGATGTAATATCAGGTAGAAAACGTAATGTAAATAAAAATGACTCTACAATGTATGAATATGGATTTAGAGAGCAAATAAGCCGAGATAAAAAAGCAGGTAAATCGACAGAACCATATACAGCATTATATGATAGTATGAATCAAGGAAGACAAGAGGCATCAGAAAGAAGAAAATATAATGATTTAGATAAAAAAGCTATGTTCCGCGACTCATCTATTCCATTAGCACCAACACAATTTCCAGACTAATGAAAAAGATTATTAAGAAGGCAGCTAAGTATGAGTCTGAGAAGTCTTTGAACGGGGCTATGAAGTTTTTAAAAGGAAATGTTAAAAAAATAACTAAGAAATAATGGCAAAGCAAAAAGTAAATTTTAATAGAGATTACCCATTGTCTCCAACATTTAAAAGTGAGATGTCTGCTCCAACTAAAAAACAAACAACTAAATTACCTAAAGGTATTATAAGTGGTATTGTAAGTGAAGGAATAAGTGAAGCTGTAAGTAATTTTAAACAAAAAAAATAATGGCAAAGCAAGAAAACACACCAATGACACGTAAAATGCCTCCTCAAATGATGGGCATTAGCAAGATTGTCGCAGCATCTAAGATGATCGATTTAGTTAAACAAGTAGCCACTAAAAAGATGGCTAAAAAAATGTGCTAACATGGAAGGCTTAGGAGATTTGGTTGCTAAGGTAACTGAGGCTACTGGCATTAAGACAGTTGTTGAGGCAGTCGCAGGTAAAGACTGTGGCTGTGCACAACGTCAGCAGAAATTAAATGAAATGTTTCCATTCGGTTCTCCGAAGGATCAATACAACATTGATAAAATTAATGAAAGGGAAAACAGCTAAATATTATGCGTCAAATCCGGAGGCTCGCAAAAAACGCTTAGAATATCAAGCTGAGTACAACAAGCGACCTGAGCAGTTAAAGAGACGTGCCGAGTTGAATAAAATCAACAGAGATCGTGGACAATATGCTGACAAGGATGGCAAGGATATGAGCCACAAAAAGAACGGCAGAGTTGTTGAAGAATCTGCTAGTAAAAACAGAGGCTCAAAAAGTAATTCTCCTGGAGACGTACGTGCTCGTGGAACTAAAAAGAAAAAGTAATGGCTGATATTAAAAATATGTTGGACCGATATGGTTTGGCTGGTGTTAACAAGCCTAAACGCCAAACGTCAGGTGGTAAGTCACACGTTGTGCTTGCAAAAGAAGGAGACAATGTTAAGTTGATCCGTTTTGGCCAAGCAGGTGTAAAGACTAATCAAACTGTTGGTCAGCGTGAGGCATTTAAATCTCGTCACGCAAAGAATATTTCAAAAGGTAAGATGTCAGCAGCTTACTGGGCCGATAAAGTTAAGTGGTCTCCAAGCAAAACAGCATCTCCATCTAAAAAATGGGTAAAAGGATCATAATATGGCAAAGCTAAATAAATTAGGCGTAGAAAACTCTTTGTGGAATAACATTAGAGCAAGCAAAGGATCAGGCAAAAAGCCTACCAAGGAAATGATTAAGCAAGAAAAAAAGATTAAAAAGCAAGAGAAAAAAAAGTAATATCTTTGTAAGTATATAAACAACAAACAATGCAAAAGCAAGCTAAAAAAGGTGGTAAGTCATTTCCTGATATGAACAAGGATGGAAAGGTTACAAAGAAAGATGTTATGATGGCTAAAGGTGTTATGCCAGCTAAGCCAGGCATGAAAAAAATGGCAAAAAAGAAATAGTCATGAAAAAAGTAACTAAAAAAACAGCGTTTGATATCAAAGAGGCAAGCAACCAAAAGTTGAAGCCAGGAGCACGTAAGCACTATGCTGAGAATGCACAAGCTGCGATGAAGAACCAAAAGAAAAAGAAATAATATGGGAGTTTTAAATTACACACAAGCAGGTCGTGCTGCTGCGGTAACCCCTTCTAACACGGTTAATATTCCTAGCGTATCAGGAGGAGATAACACCCAAGGGTGTACTCTTTACTCGGGATCGGGAGGAATCATTAAGGTGATGACAATTGGCGGTGACATTGTTACGTTTAACGCTGTTCCTGCTGGCACAATTTTGCAGGTAAAAGTTTTGCGTGTTTACGCAGAGGTAACTACTGCAACTGGCATTGTAGCACTTTGGTAAAATGACAGAAGAGGACTTGAAGATAGCATTTATTAATTCATTGACATTTATTTTGTCGTTCTCTACCCTTGAATCGTGGTTTAAGGTTATTCTACTTGTTGTGACCATTGGTTATACAATTACCAAGTGGGTAATGTTATTAAATGGCAAAAAGAAAAAATCAGATGATTAGCGATTTTTTTAAGTTTAACGGACAGTATTCACACACGAGACTCATTTCACTAATTGGGTCTCTTGTTGTTTTTGGGACTTTTATATATAATCCTACCAATACAGGTTTGCAGAATTTAATGGCGATTATTATATCAGGATCATTAATCAATGCAACGGCATCTAAATTTAGTAGAAAATGAAATTATCAGAACATCTAGACTTAGTCGAAGTTACTCGTTCTGCATATGCTAAAAGAAATGGCATTAATAATATGCCTAATGCAGAACATACTGAGAACCTAATCGAATTAGCTCAAAAGATATTCGAGCCAATTAGAAGACATTTTAATAAACCCATACACGTATCAAGCGGATATAGGTCAAAAATTTTAAATGAAAAAATTGGAGGTTCTAAAAATTCTCAGCACACAAAAGGTCAAGCAATTGATATTGACCAAGGAAATAGAAAGGATAATATAGAGATATTTGAGTTTATAAAAAATAACTTGCCTTTTGATCAGTTAATAAACGAATTTGGTTATGATTGGATTCATGTATCTTATAATACTGATGGCAGACAGCGTGGTGAAGTTCTTGATGCGATCAAAGAAGGCGGTAAAACGAAATATATAGCACACAAATGAAACATTTAATATTTTTACTATTAATTTTTGCAGTATCTTGTAAGCCGTTACAAACTGTAACGGTTTATAGAGACGTTATTAAAACAGACACGCTTCGTGACATTAAGACGATCACAAAATTTCAAGCTGTTCACGACACGTTAACCATAGAGAATCCATGCGATTCTTCTGGCATTTTAACGAACTTTTATACTAAGATTAAGGTACCACAAGGGAAGATAATAATTCGTTCGGTACAGGGCAAAATACAGGCCACAGTAGACATTGATTCTATTGAATCTGTGTACCGAGATAAATATAAATCTCAATCGACAAATAGTACGTACAAAAGCGAGAAAGTTATACGTACAAATGAAATTCCTAAATGGGCTATTTGGTTTATGGCTATTAGTGGTGTTTTGTCATTTTTATATATTAGAGATAAAGTTAGTATTTTTGTAAAATAACTAGCAAACAAAAAGCCAATGGCAAGAATTAGTACATATCCCAATGATACAAATGTTATAGGGGCAGATAAGTGGATTGGATCAGATGCAAATAATAGCAACGAAACAAAGAACTTTACAGCTGATGCTGTAGCTGCTTACTTTAATAGAGCAAGCGTTATTGATACAGGACAGTTCTCTTGGGACTTTGTTGTTTACTCTGATACTGTTATTCAAACAGACAAGACATTTTCTTTAGTTGGCTACACAAATACAAACATTAATATTAATCAGTTAGAGGGTATTTTAAAAGTATCCTTCTTAACTCTCGCTAATACAACTCCAGGGGTATTTATTCAAGATCAATGGCTAAATAAAATTATCTTAGCCCATATCCCTAATTCACCAAGCAGTTATGCTTTGTATCGTATTGACGATATTGAGCTGGTTGGAGATTTTTATTATTTGACTACGCATCTTGTGGATGCTTCAACAGGTAATATTCTTGTTAACACCCCTGTTGCTTTTGGTATTTTTGAGGGTGTATCAGGAACTAATGGTACATCAGGAAGTTCAGGCACATCAGGATCAAGTGGTATCAACGGAACCATGGGTACCTCAGGTACAAGTGGTACGACAGGAACTTCTGGTTCTAGTGGAACTACGGGAACCTCAGGGACTTCAGGTACGACAGGTACTTCAGGTACGACAGGTACAAGTGGTATATCGGGTGATAGATATCGTGGCACATCAACAACTTCATTTACATTAGGAAATGCAGGCACAATTACAACTCAATTAGGGTTGTCATTTACTACTGCACAATCTATCATTATTGTTTATGATTCTAGTAATTACCAAGAGTGCGAGATTATATCCTATGATGCAGGTAATGGACTATTAACTTTTGCTGCACCTAATAGAACAGTTGGAGCAGGAACATATAATTCTTGGACTATCAACTTAGATGGTGCAAGTGGTGGAGATGGATCGTCAGGTACATCGGGTACAAGTGGAGTGAACGGAACAAGTGGAGTGAACGGAACAAGTGGTACTAATGGTACTTCAGGAACAACAGGTACTTCAGGGTCTTCGGGTACTACAGGTACATCCGGATCTAGTGGAGTAAATGGTACATCAGGAACGACAGGAACTTCTGGTATTAATGGCACAAGTGGGTCGAGTGGATTTAATGGGTCAAGTGGCACATCAGGTTCTAGTGGACTTACAGGTACATCAGGTGTCTCCGGATCTTCAGGAACCTCAGGTGCAAATGGTATAGCAGCTGGTAGAACTTTTTATTTCAACCAATCTCAAAACTCAGATGTATCACCATATAAGGTGTTAAGTGAGGAGCCATCGGGTGCTGTAGAGCAAGTGGTTACAAAAACATTAACAGGTAGCCAACAAGGTGTTTTAGTTCAAGAGTTTTTAACTCCTCAATTAGGTTTCCCTATTATTCCATCGGGAGTTCAAAGATTTCATTTGCACTTTTTAAAACCTGCATCTAATGATAACATTGATGCATATGTGAGTATTGAGTTAGCAAACTCAGCGGGTATATCATATGGTACTGTAATCGAATCAAATAAATCATTAATTGGTTGGGTTAGTTCAACTTCATCTGTTGAAGTTTTTGTAGATATAACTTTGCCTACAACAGGTATAAATAGTACAGATAGAATGATTGTTAAGATTTATCTTGACAACAATACATCTTCTTCTAAAATTGTAAATTGGTATACAGAAGGCAATTCTGCTTATTCTTATGTAATAACATCTGTTGGTACAAGTGCTGGTACATCAGGAGTAAATGGTACAAGTGGAACTAGTGGCACTACGGGTACATCGGGGACTGCTGGATCTTCTGGTTTAACAGGAACATCAGGTGTTAATGGAACGAGTGGTACAGATGGATCATCAGGAACAAGCGGTTCTACAGGATCATCGGGTGCATCTGGAACTTCAGGAACAAGTGGAGTTGATGGTACAACAGGCTTGTCAGGAACATCAGGTACAAGTGGAGTTGATGGTACAACAGGTACTAATGGTACATCTGGAACTAGTGGCCTAGCAGGAACATCAATTCGTGTAGAACAGAATTTTGTAGCGACAGCAGGCCAAACTACATTTACCATTACAGGTGGATATACTATTGGACTTATTGATGTATACATTAATGGTGCTAGAATTTTACCTACTGACTATACAGCAACCAATGGAACAACAGTTGTATTATCAACAGGTGCTGCATTAAATGATACTGTAACGGTATTAAATTATACAGGTACAATAGCTGGTGGTGTATTAGGAACAGGTACAACAAACTATGTGCCTAAGTTTACTTCATCTTCAACTATTGCAAATTCGTTAATTTTCGATAATGGCACTAATGTTGGAATTGGAACTACTTCTCCTGCACAAAAATTAGATGTAAATGGTGCAATTAGAACATCAGGTAATTTCTTTGCAGTAAATAATACTCCACTTAGTACAAACGGAACAATTACATATCATGATACGGTTGGTTTAGTTTTAAAAGGTGCGACAGGTTTTGCATTTGATTTTTCAGTTTACAATCCTGCTGGCAATATTTTAATTTCAAATCCTACTGGTACTAATAATATTGCATTTAGTTCGGGTAATGTTGCAATATCCAATGGTAGTTTTAGTATTAATGGTGGAACTCAACCAACTGGTAACGGATTGCATTCTTATTTTGCATCAAATGTTTCAAACATTGAATCTTTGCAAGCTGGAGTAGCTTGGAGAGATTTATCAATAGCTGGTAATGATGTATATTTTAAAAGTGGTGGTATTGAAAGAATGCGAATTAATTCAGCAGGAAACGTTGGAATTAATTTAGCTAATCCATCACAAAAATTGATGGTAAATCAAGGTGCAACAGGTTTTAATCAAGGTATCCCTGCAACAAGTGGTTCAACACAAAATGGAATATTTAGATTAGTTCCTGCAAATGGAATTTATGGTGAAGTTTTAGACTTTGGAATGAATATTGCAACTACCTACGCATGGATTCAAGCAACAAATGCAGGCAATTTAGGAGTAAACTATGACCTTTCATTAAATCCTAATGGAGGAAGTGTTGCAATAGCAAGGGCTGTACCAAATTACACACTTCATGTTAACGGGTCAGTAGCAGGGACTTCTGCTTATATCAATTTATCAGATAGTCGATTTAAGAAAAATATAAAACCATTATCTAATTCACTTTCAAAAGTTCTTCAATTAAGTGGTATTTCTTTTGATTGGAATAAAGAATTTGATGAATCAATTAATCTTGATGAATTAAATCATATTGGTTTACTTGCACAAGAAGTTGAGAAAATTATTCCTCAATCTATATTTACTGCAAATGATAAAAATAAAACTAAATCTGTTGCTTATACTGATTTAGTACCTGTGTTAATTGAAGCCATTAAAGAACTAAATGCAAAAATAGAAGCAAAATAATATGTCAAAGAATACAGATTTAGGTAATTTAGTTAATGGACTTTTTGTTAGTTCTGCTAATAATGTTGGAATTGGTACGACTGCTCCAAGTTATAAACTTCATGTTACAGGAACTTCTGGAGTAGGAGCAAGAACAATTCAAGCCGATGGAACGGGTACTGCATTTAATATAGTATCAGTTATCAACAATGGTTCGCAAATGTTTTTAGCTGCCGAGGGTAGTACAGCTGGAACGGTTGCAACTGGATCGCTAGCGTATGCTGGATTAATTGACATGAATACCAATACTGCTTTGCAATTCGCAACTTTTGCAACGGTAAGAATGACAATAAGTAACGGCGGAAATGTAGGAATAGGAACTACTAATCCAACTTATAAACTACAAGTTGAAGGAAATACATTTTTACACGGAGATATTAGCTTTGGTTTATATGGCGAAACAACATATTTTAGATCGGTACAAGTATTAAATTATTTGGTAATTGGAGGTTCTGAAAATATTACTTTTCAAACTTATAATAATGATGCCTGGGGGGCAAGAATGACTATAAAGAAAAATGGTATTATAAATTTTTCAAATGTGCCTAGTTCGTCATCAGGTTTATCAAGTGGAGATGTTTATAAAATTGGTGGTACCTTAATGATAGTTTAAAATAATATTTTAAAAAACACAAACAAATAATTATGACAACAGAATATACTTGGCAGGTAGTACAAATGGATACTAAGCCACAAGAAGGAAATTTAATCGATGTAGTAGTAGTAGTACATTGGATTAGAAATGGAGTAGCTGTAGATGGAGATAAGACATACTCGGCATTTCTATATGGAACTATGGCGTGTCAAACTCCATCTGAGACTGACTTTACTGCATATCCAGATTTGACATTTGAGCAAGTTTGTGGATGGTTAGATGCTGGATTAGATGTGCCTGCATTAAATGCTAACATAGATTCTCAAATTGAGGGTCAAATTAATCCTCCAATTATAATTTTACCGCTTCCTTGGATTTCTTAATGTTATTATTTAAATTGCTTTATGGCATATTTATACAGACACATTAGGTTAGATAAAAATGAGCCATTTTATGTGGGGATTGCGACTCACTTAAAAAGAGCTTATGATAAATCTTCTAGAAAAAATAAAATTTGGAAATCAATAATTGCTAAAACTGATTATGAAGTTCAGATTTTATTTGATGATTTAACTAGGGAAGAAGCTTTAGAAAAAGAAAAAGAATTTATTTCTATTTATGGAAGAATAGATTTGAAAAATGGTACTTTATCTAATCACACAGATGGGGGAGAATATTTTAATGGATTGTGGAATAAAGGAAGAAAGGCTTCAGAAGAAACTAAAGCTAAACAACGTGAGGCAGCAAAAAATAAGCCTCCTATGTCTGAAGAAACAAAAAGAAAAATATCTAATTCTCATAAAGGAAAATCTATTTCTGAAGAAACTAAAATAAAATTATCATTAATTAATATAGGTACAAAAAAAAATCCCTGGACTGCAGAAAGAAGGATTAAGATTGAAAATTCATGGAAATCTAAAATAGAAAAAATATCTCAATATGATTTAGAAATGAATCTTATAAAAATTTGGGACAATAGAATAATTGCTAGTGAAGAATTAAATATAAAAAAAGATTGGATAAGAAATTGCTTAAGAGGTAAAATGAAAAATGCCGGTGGATTTATATTTTCTTATTTAGATTCTAATATAATTTCTTAATTTTACAAAAAAAATAATAAAATGAAAATAGACTTTAATTTTAGCTTATTGGATTTGGATGGTAATCCAATTGAAAATGCAAACGTAGGAAAGCTTATTGCTAACATCCTTGTACAACAATCTAAAGGCGATCCACTTAAGTTTTGGGATTGGGCTTTAGATTTAAATAAAGGTAAAGAGCTAGATCTTGACTCTTCCGATCAGGAAACATTTAGAAACTTTATTAAAGAAAATGAGCAGATTACAATTATTGCTAAGGCTCAGATTCTTAAAGCTTTAAAGAAAGATTAATTTCTTTTATTACATCCTCAGCAGAGATACTCTTATGGCATTCAAATTGTCTTGGAGTATCTTTGTGTCTTGGGCACCAATCCCAATCTCCTTTGTCAAATTTTAAATTAGGATCGTTCCAGCATCCGTTGCATACTGATTTGTTTTCGACACGAATACATTGAAATTCGTGTGATTCCACGGAAAAGTTTGCTATCATAACCACAGGTTTGCCTAAAGCCCAAGCCAGCCAGCTTACGCCTGAGCCTAATCCAATAAAAAACTGACTCATGTTTATTAATGACATAGTATCTTCTATGTTGTGATTAATAATCTGCTCGCAATTATCAAATGGGTTTTCTTCTAGAGACACGTTTATAACTTTGTACCCTTTCTCGTGCAAGTAATTAATAACACCTTGCCATCCTTCTTTGGTCCAAAACTTACACCCGGCTGTTGAGTTGGTTGCAATAGTAACTGTCTTTTTAATATATACCTTAGATTTAGTTGGCTTGTACTTTAACTTGGGCTTAATCTCGCTAAAATCTAATCCAAGAATATTAGTAGCAGCTTGTTGTAATGGGATAGTATTTGGCAAGACAGGCTCACGATTTGAATCATAGTACCAGCCTATGTTATATTGTGCTGCGATGTTCTCAACTTTTGATCCTGGCTCTACTATTTCTATCTCAGGATAGTCCAGTATATTTGCAAAAAAACTGGACAAAATTACTTTGCAGTTATGCTTTTTTTGAAACTCTAAAGCGTAAGGAGCCCAAGCAATATTGTCACCAAGTGATTTACTATCGATACAAATCAAAACACGCTTTCCTTCTAAATTAAGCGTACTTTCGTAAATCTTCTCCCCTTTCTCATATACTTCAACAGACCATTTCTCGTAGTATTGTCTGTTTAATCTAGCCCAAGAATTGTTCGAAATTGTGTTCTCGTAAACAACTTCACCTATACCATTTTTCCATACTAGGTGGAACCAAGATTTGACAGCAGATTTTATCTCAAAATATGGGCCGTTAACATTGTGTTCTATTATCTGAACGTCTTGATCTTCGATTGGATTTTCTAAACATTTTGTATATGTAATAGATAGTTTAGTTACAAATTCCATCCAATTGTCATATGTAGGAGTAACATAGTTAGCTTTGATTGTATTTAAGTCTGTGTCAATTGGCTGTATGTAAGCCGCATATCTTCCGTGGTACTGTGGTAGGTTATGTCCAATAATTGGTAAGTTATATGCAATAGCCTCACGCAATGCAAGTGGATTGCATTCAATTGTGCTATTGAACATAAAGACATTAGAGTACTTTAAAAAATCATCTACATCATCACGTTCTCCCCATACTTTAACATTAGGAGGTAAGTCTTTCATCAACGGCTCCCAATACTCTTGGAAGTTTCCTGCTTGGTTTCCAACAAAGTGAAATATCCAATCAGGATTCTTTCTTGCAATCTCTATGCCCTCAGCTTGATTTTTTCCTGGTGTCCACAAACCAACATTAACGACATACTTTGTGTCTTCTTGTTTTTCGGATTCTTTAGGATCAATAGGGAATTCAATAACATACTTTGCCTTTGTAGGCATATTCTTAAATGTAACTTCTTTATGATAACTCGAGCAGAATGCATATGCATCAGGATGAAACTTTCTTTCTTTATCCGGATTAAAGAATACATCATGACAAGTCTCAATAATGCGATGTGATCTTGTTGGCGTGTATAACTCTGCCATTACATCGTGATCAAATCTCTCAGCCACATCATGAAGATGAATGATATCAGGCTTTATACTTGCTACTATGTCAAGTAATTCTGATTTGGTATCACCAAGAGTATATACTTTGTTGCCAAGTATTTCTTTTATTGCATTGCGATGAACCACAAAATCTGCTGTAAAGAACCTATATTCAACTACGTGTATATCGTACATTTCGTTTAATAATTGTACTTGCTTAAGAAGAAAAGATGGCATCCCTCCTGTAGATAAGTGAGGGGCTAAGTATAAAATCTTGGATTTCATTTTTGAATTAATTAGATTAGCAGTAAATATAAAAGGAAAATGCTAAATTTGCATATCAATTAAATAAAATAAAAATGAAAAAATTAGAAGAACAAGAATTATCACGTCTTAACGAAACAACAAAAGGTCTTCGTGAAGCACGCACAACAATCGCAGATATTGAGATTTCTTTAAATCGATTAAAGACTCAAAAGCAATCAGTATTATTTAATGCTGAGAAGTTTGCAGAAGAATTAAATAACATCCAGGGGGAGCTTCAAGAAAAATATGGCAACGTATTGATTGACACCGTAACTGGAGAAATCAAAGAACAAAATGCTAATTCGTAAAATATCTATTGGTCCTGATTACAAGAATGCTATGAACTATACTCACGGGCAAGAAGTCCTTGATAAGTCATATCGTATTCATTTAATTAAACAAGAGGATAGTGGCTCGGTTAGTATTTTTATTGAGAAGAATACTGAAGTTATTCTTTGGAAATCAATTGCATCAACTACACCATTTGTCCTCGAGTATAACATCGAGTTCTAATGAAGTCTCCATTTTATTTTATCGTAAAGCCAAAAGATGGTAAGCGATATGATGATGAGCGTAATGGCATCATTTTATCCACGTCTAAGGAAGATTATAAAACAGCCACTCGTGAGGCTGTTGTAATCGCTACACCAATTGGATATAAAGGTCCTATTCAAGAGGGTGATGTAATCATTGTTCATCATAATACTTTTAAGTATTACTATGATATGCGTGGCCGTGAGAAGTCATCATGGAATTATTTTCGTGATGATTTGTTTTTTATCGATGATCCATACGCATACAAGCATGAGTGTGAAGATTGGAAAGGAGTTGGCCGATATGTGTTTGTTTCTCCTGTTGAGAACGACCATACTGGCATTACCACTATTGATGCAGAAAAGCCTCTTGTTGGCACGATAAAGTATGCGAATGATGAAGTACTTGACCTTGGTCTTAAAGTGGGCGATATGGTCACGTTTGAGCCTGAATCCGAGTATCCTTTCTGGATTGACGAAACCAAGGTTTATAGAATGTACACCAAAAATCTAACTATTAAGTTATGAGTCGTATAACAGAATTAAAGAAACGCATTATTGACTCAGGATATAAAGCCGTTGAAGAGTTAATTAAAGTTGCTGAAGAGAAGATTGTTACGCACCAAGACGATGACTTAAGTGCAGACAAATTAAAGAATGCTGCCCAAGCTAAGAAGTTAGCCATCATGGATGCATTTGAAATACTTAAACGTGTAGAGGAGGAAAGCAACATTATAGAGGGCGTTGTTAATAATCAAGTTAATACCAACCGAGGTTTTGCTGAGTCTAGAGCCAAGAACAAATGAGTCTATACAAATTAGTTTACGATCTTGTTCCACAAAAGATTCTTGACAAGAAGAATGCCAAGAAAGAGTGGGAGTACGGATATAATCCAGAGTATGATATTATTATTATATCTAAGGATGGAACTCTAGGAGATATATACGACATACAGAATCTTAGAGTAGGATTACCTAAGACACCTGAAAAGGTATCATACAAAGGCAATAAGTGGGAGCCTGTTGAGTTACCAAAAGAACTATCACGCATTAAAACAATTTTTGATTGGAATAGGCGTGATAACTCGTTTAAGAACCAATGGGTTGATTTTGTTGAACAAGAGTTTGATCGAAGAGAGTTTGGCTATTGGTTTATAAACAAGGGTGTAAAGACTTATATGTCAGGGCACCATTATATGTATCTTACTTGGTCAAAGACTGACGTTGGTCATCCTGACTTTCGTGAATCAAACCGAATATTCTTTTTATTCTTTGAAGCTTGCAAAGCAGACACTAGATGCTTTGGAATGTGCTATCTAAAAAATAGACGTTCTGGCTTTTCTTTTATGGCCTCCTCTGTTTCCGTAGATATTGCTACCTTAGCAAAAGATGCTCGTATTGGTATGGTTTCTAAAACAGGCCCGGATGCTAAGAAAATGTTTACGGATAAGGTTGTTCCAATTGCAAATAACTATCCATTCTTTTTCCAGCCTGTGCGTGATGGTATGACCACACCAAAGACTGAACTTGCATTCCGTGTACCTGCATCTAAGATTACACGCAAGAACATGGATCAGGAGCAGGATGAGGAAATTGATGGATTGGATACATCTATTGACTGGAGAAACACAGCTGATAACTCCTATGATGGCGAGAAGCTTCGATTCTTAATTGAGGACGAGGCTGCTAAATTAGAAAGGCCAATGAACATTGAGAATGGTTGGCGTATTCGTAAGACTTGTTTGCGACTAGGGGCAAGAATTATTGGTAAGTGCATGATGGGTTCTACATCTAACTCACTAGACAAAGGAGGAGAAAACTATAAAAAATTATATCATGATTCAGATGTCACGAAAAGAAACAAAAATGGTCAGACGTTATCGGGTCTTTATTCGCTCTTTATACCGATGGAGTATAACTTTGAGGGATACATTGATGAGTACGGTCACGCAGTATTAGAGACTCCTGAAAAGCCAATTAAGTCTGCTGAAGGTACTTGGATAACGCAAGGAGTGATTGAGTATTGGAATAACGAGGTGTCATCTTTAAAATCAAATCCTGATGCACTTAATGAATTTTATCGTCAGTTCCCAAGAACAGAATCTCACGCATTCCGTGATGAGACTAAATCATCTATTTATAACCTAACCAAAATCTATCAGCAGATAGATTATAACGATGGGCTTATTCAGGATCACGTATTAACCAAAGGATTCTTTCATTGGAAAAATGGTGAAAAGGATACAGAGGTTATTTGGACACCAGATAAAAATGGCAGGTTCTTGGTATCTTGGATACCTGAAATATCAATGCGTA